TTAAGCCGCTGGATCGACCGACTTGAGCTTGACCCAGAACATGGTCCCCTCGGGTTCTTCTGATGTAAAGCCCACTTCGCCTTTAAGATAGTTTTCAGTGAGAAGCTTAATTGAATATGTCCCCAACCCTCGTCCTGTCCCTTTTGTGGAAAATGACCGCTTAAACACTTGAAGTTTGACAGAATCCGGCATGACCGTACTATTTTTGACCCAGAAAACGGCTGTTCCGTTGTCACCCCTCAAGCCCAGTGACACCGTTCCACCCGCTGGTGTCGCCTCAAGTGCATTCATGAGCATGTTTACAATCACTCTTTTCAAAAGCGTAAAATCTGCCTGAACAGTGATATTAGCGCTTGCTTCATCAATTGCAATTTTTTTACCAACTGCCTTAGGATGCGCGACAAATTCGGACGCTACCGTTTGAACAATTTCTAACCCCCGTAGCGTAATGTTCGATACAGTGAGCTCATTGCGCTCCATCGACAGGAGTTGCTTTTGCTTTTGAATCTCTTCGACAAGGCCAAAGAGCGACATCTTAATAATCTTAACCGTTTCCTTAGCTTCCCCGGAAACCTCATCAACGAGCATGTCAACTAGGCCGTTTGCTCCGCCAGCCGCGTTGAGTATGTCATGAAAGAAAATCCGCTCAAGGATCGTTCTGCGATTTTCGTCCTCGATGTCCATGAGCGTGACCACATAATAGGTATCATTTCCAGCTTCCCAGGGAGAAACGAATACACGCAAATCTTTGGCGGCCGTGCCAGAGTCCCCTTTCAGAAGAAGCTGGCAATCATGCGATACAGGAGCTTTCTGTAGTATGCTTTCCATAAGCGCTCGAACGGCTCCACATTCCCGGCAATGCCTGGATGTTCCGCAACCATTTTTTTCCACCCCGGAATAGATGCACCCCATGGCTTCCCCAGGACGCTTCGCAAGGAAATTACTAAGATTATCAACACCGAAAGTTTTTAAAAAAACCTGGTTACTGAATACGATTTGCCGATATGAATTCACGACCATCAAAGGCAGCGGGAAAAAGTCGAAATACTTTGAACACAGATGTTCAGAAAGCCCGGCATGCTCCTTTTTTACTTCCAAAATCGTCAGTCGCTCTCCTGGAGCAAACTCGGTTTTACTTTTGCCTATCATCTTTGAGCCTTCCTAGGACGTCAGCAGCCAGTGCTGGAGCTGCACTGATCCGTGGGGGGCGGGCGATTTGGGCTCGCATGAAGCGAACCGATCTTTTTTTTATAGGCCAAGGTCGATATGTAGTCGAGAGCTTAATGCCATCAATAGTTATTGTACTGTTTTTAAAGAAATAAATTATGGACAGCTTGGCTTTTTGCCGCGTTCAGAGTGTTTCCTGTCAAAGCAACTCATACCTAAGTGCAGCTGTACAGCAATGGCTGATTCAAACACATTGTGCCAATCCAGAAGAGATGCACTCCCGTCAGAGCAGGAACGATTCTGGGGCAATAATGGGCAGTGGGCGCACACAACTACGTGCGAGTGCGAGAGAGCCTGAGGGCAGGCGCGGAAACAGGGATGAATGGGGAAGGTCAAATGCCGAAACCGAGGGTTCGTGCTGGGTACTGGAACTGACGGCAAAGAAAAAGGGGGCAGATTTTTCCATCTAACCCCTTGATATTCTTGTGGTGGGCGATGCCGGGGTCGAACCGGCGACCTTTGGCTTCGGAGGCGGGCGGCCTGATCCCTACACCCTCCTGAGTGACCCTGTAGCCTCGATCCCCGTCTGTCTTACTTCTTTCCGTTTGCCCCAGTTTCCTGCCGAGTCCATCTCGACCGTTAGCCGTCGCGTTAGCCGTAAGGACAGTCTTAATTCAGTAGCGCAGCCCTCTCAGGCATCTCACTTTGTGCCGCCGCTTTGCGGCGGCGACTGCTCTCTTCCAGTCCTCCGTTGGGATATCAGCCCCGTCTCCCCCCCACCCCTCTTAACAAGAATCCGGCGGAAGGTCGAACAAGGGCTACGGTCATTCTGTTGGCTTCGCGGGTCCTCCCTAGGCTTCGATAAGCAGGGGTCACAAACACCCCGGGGTGGGGCACCATGGAATTTTGAAAATGGATTGGACAAATGGACTGAAGTCATTCCCGTCCCCAATCGTGCTACCGCCAGCCTGTAGAGCAGCACTTCATGACCATCGACGCACAAGCGCTCAAGGATGAGATGGAAGAGGCTGCAGCTCGGGAAGCCGAACGGTATGCGAAGCCTCCAGAGACCCCAACAGAACCGGAAGATAGCATAAGCTATAAGGACATCAAGGAGGCCTTCGACCAGAACGAATACGGCGACGCATCCCTCGCCATTCGTATTATGCGTAACAGATTCTGTTTCGACAACTCTGCAATGCAATCGTATTACTATAATTGCACGCACTGGATTAAGGACATAAACAACAATTACCTTCGTGAAATGCATAAAGTATCAGACCAATTTGAATCGCAACGTGCTTATTATGCGGACAAGTACAAAGCAGCGATTGAAGAGGTCGAGAGCGCTCCTGAGAAGGATAAATCCAAGCTCAAGGAGGTAGCCAAGGGCTTCAAAAAATCCCGCGACGCCTACGCCGCCAGGATACAAAGCCTGCGGGGCCTGCGCCGGGTGAACAACGTCTGGCGTCTGGCCACCTCCGGCACTGACAGCCTGGGCATCTCCGGAACGAACTGGAACTCCAACCCGCTCCTGCTCCCCTGCAAGAACTGCGTGGTCGATCTGGAAACCGGGAAGGCCCTCAAGGGCTCTCCGGAGATGTACTTCAACCGTGCCTCCCCCATCGAATACCACGGCCTGAACGCCGAGGCACCCCTGTGGGACGAAACCCTGGCCAAGGTCTTCCGAAACAAGGAGGACCTGATGGATTACTTCGGCTATTTCGTCGGCTGCTCGACAACCGGCCTGCAGAGCAAGGATTTCTATTGCGCCTACGGTCCGGAGGCGAACAACGGCAAGTCCCTGGTCTTCAACCTCATCGACCATGTCCTGGGGGACTTCGCCGGCACGATCCCGGTGGAAATGCTCCTCGAGGAGAAGTTTCCCCGCAACCCGGACGCCCCGTCGCACACGCGCATGAAGCTCTACGGCCTGCGCCTGGCCGCGACCTCCGAGGCGCAGAACGACCAGTTCTTCTCCCTGTCCAAGATCAAACAGTTCACCTCGGGCACGGATCGCATGGAGGCACGTAGCGTCCACGGCAAGCACGAGATCGAATTCCCCCAGAGCCACAACCTGGTGCTGCACACCAACTTCCTGCCCAAGGCCAAGGGCCAGGACAAGGGGTTTTACAATCGCCTGAAGGTGCTCCCGTTCCGGGCCAAGTTCATCCCCCCGCACGAAGGGCCGGAAGATCCCGGCAACTTCGTCTGGCACCAGATCCCTCCTGAACACCTCAAGGCCGATATCCTCAAGTGCGCGCCTGGGATTCTGGCCTACTTCGTGCGCTATGCCATGAAGTATCTCAAGCTCGGGGCGATGCCCATGGCTCCGAGTTGCGTCATGGATGAAACCGAGCAGTACCAGAACAAACAAGACTTCATAGGTAGATTCCTGCGTGAATGCTGTGAATTGACAGACGGAGGGAAGGAACAAGCAAAGGACATCCACGCAGCGTTCAAGAAGTGGTCGATAGAAGAAGAGGGCATAGACCCAAAAAAAGTATGGTCCATGCGCATGTTGAAAGACTACTTCGATACAAGACCAGAGATACAGAGAGTCGAGAGCAGGGTTACGTACTACACTGGCCTGCGAATACTTTCTGATCGCCGCGCCGACTGGGGGGTGGACTGATGCGCCGCCTTCGGCCTTCTTCGCCCTTCTTCGCGGGTTTTTGGGGGAGGGGCTCGGGTAATTTTCCTTTCAATTTCCATATGTTGTCTTCTCTTTTCGGCCTTCTTCGCCCTTTCTTCATAGAAAGTAGGAGAGAAACAAAAATAATGGAGAAAAAGGCATTTTTTTCACTGTGGGGAAATAATGGCGGTGAAAAGGGCGCAGAAGGCCGCAGCGAGGCGTTATGTGTCTAAAAAGAATTACTAAATTTGTGGAACTTGAGCGAAAAGTTACTCGCAAAAGGGCGCAATTTTTTCGCCCTTCTCTGAAAATCCGGGCGGTCTTCGCCCTTTCGCCCCTCGCGGGCTCCGGTGGGAGGTGAGGGGTATGGGGAAGGCGCTTGAATGGCTCGGGCGTGATGGTTGTCGGTCCGTGTTCGGAGAATTGGTGGCCGTGGACGCCAACAAGTCCAATGCATCGCGGCAATGGGCCTGCTGTCCATTCCATTCCGAGCGGACGCCCTCGTTTTCCTACCGGCCGGACGAGGACAAGTTCCATTGTTTCGGCTGCAAGCAGTCCGGGGACCTGATCGACCTGTTCGAGCACCTGAACGGCTACGCCGAGGGCGACGGCTTCATGGCCTTCCGGGAGCGCTTCGCGCCAGATGGGCGGCTCGATCCTCGGCGCGAGTCGAAACCGGCCCGGCCATCCGGCCCTCCGCCCTGGGCTCCTCGCCCGGTTCAGGAAGTCCCGGCCTCGTGGTGCGTCAAAGCCGAATCCTTCGTCGCTCACTCCCAGGAACGCCTGGCCGCTAACGCCGAGACCCTGGAGTGGCTGGCCGGGCGCGGCATCTCGGCCGAGACGGCCAAGGCCTGCCGCCTGGGCTGGAACGACAAGGACAAGTACCCGCCGCGCTCCATGTGGGGGCTGCCCAAGGAATGCAACCAAGCCGGGCGCGAGCGCAAGATATGGCTGCCCGAGGGGCTGGTGATCCCCTGGGCGCGCCATGGTGAGATCGTGAAGATCAAGATCCGGCGTCCGCATCCGGAGGATGGCCCGGCCAGCATGCGCGAGGTCAAATACTACGGCGTGCGGGGCAACGCCGGATGCTTCTCGGTCTACGGCCGCCCCAAGCCCGGAATGCCTGTGGTGGCCGTGGTGGTGGAGTCGGAGCTTGACGCCGTGCTCCTGTGGCAGGAGCTGCGCCACCTGGGCGTGGTGATCCTGGCCGCGCCGGCCGGCAGCAAGCCGGACAGGGTCGAGACGGACCTCCTCCTCGGGGCCGACCTGGTGCTCCTCTCCCTGGACGTGGCCAAATTCGAGCTTGCCGAGGGCGACAAGGAGGAGAAAGCCGGCCCCATGGCCTCGGCATGGTTTCTTGAGCATTTCCCCAACGCCGTGCGCCGTCCCGTGCCGCCCTCCATGGGCAAGGACCACGGCGAGGCCGTGGCCGCCGGGCTCTCCATGCGGGATTGGTTCGAAGCGGCGCTTCCGAGCCATGTGAGGCGGGAGATTTTTAGGGATAGGGCGGTTTCGGTGAGGGAGTCTGTTCGTCCTCCCGAGTCTTCGGAAGATGCCGGTTTGTCAGCCGCATCCGACGATTCGTCAGCCGCCGAGGCACCGTTGTCACGCCCTAACGCGTCAAATCCGGTCCGGCGTCGCCGCGCCGGAACCTCCCGCATGGACGGACCCAACCACCTCACCGCCTACAAGGCCGGCCGCTCCTGGATACTGTCCCACATGGACGCGCTCCTCGCCCTGGGCTGGACGCGTCGGGCTCTCTTCGCGGCCGGGCGCTTCCGCTACCCGGTCGGCTCCTGGGGGCTGGCCTGGTTCCGGGCCTGGACGGACCCGAAGCTGTCGAGGGTGGAGATCGCCGAGGATGGGGCCGTGAAGTGGTGGATGAAGGAAGGGGACCGGGAAGTCGTTCAGGAGTCGAGGCCGAAAAAATGAAGTGGAGGGCTGCCGTCCGGAGCGCCAACTCCGGACGGCGGCCGGATGTACACGGCATCCGACCAGGAAAACCCAGCCCTCCAGCCTAGCTAGGCGGCAGGGGGATAGCACGGGAGCCGGCGGATGGAAAAGCTGAAACTTGAATATTGGCCGGTGGATAGGCTGCGCAATTACGAGCGCGGTCTGCGCAAAAACAACAAATCGGCGGTGGATCGCATGATGGCATCGATCAAGGAATACGGGTTCAGGGTCCCGGTGCTGGCCAAGGCCTGCGGCGAGGTGGTCAACGGCCGCCTTTGCCTCGAGGCGGCCCGGCGTCTGGGGATGGACAGCGTTCCCGTGATCCTGGCCGACGGGCTGACGGATGCCCAGGTGCGCGCATTCAGACTGCTGGTCAATCGTTCCGCCACATGGGCCTCATGGGATGAGGAGATGGTGGCCATAGAGCTGGCCGAGCTGCGCGATCTGGACGTGGACATCAACCTGACGGGCTTCGACGTCTCCGAGCTGGATGCCTTCATGGCCCTGTTGCCTGTCTTCGGCCGTACCGATCCCGACGACGTGCCACCCGTTCCGGAGGTGCCCATCACCCGCTCCGGAGACGTCTGGGTACTGGGAGAGCATCGGCTGCTCTGTGGAGACGCGACCTCGACGGCAGCCATGGCGACATTGCTCGGCAGTGAACGCCCGGAACTGGCTGTTACCGACCCGCCCTACAACGTGGCCGTCGAGGGAAGGGCCGGAAAAATCATGAACGACGACATGTCCGCCGCAGCCTTCCGGGGTTTTCTCGGCAAGGTCTTCGAGACCCTGTTCGGCGTGCTGGCGGACGGCGCAGCTGTGTATGTGGCCCATTCGGACACTGAAGGCCTGGCATTCCGGGACGCCTTCCATATGGCCGGATTCAAGCTGGCATCCTGTCTGATCTGGAGAAAGAACGTTCATGTCCTGGGACGTGCGGACTACCACTGGCAGCATGAGCCGGTCCTGTATGGTTGGAAACCAACCGGACCCCACGCCTGGTTCGGCGGCCGCCGGCAGACCACACTGATAGAAGCGTTCCCCGGGGTGGTCATCCAGGAAGATGGCAGCGTACGGATTCCCGCCGGGGACGACTTGTTCATCATTTCCGGGAAGGATCTCTCTGTTGAGGTGGCCCCGGGAACGGTTGTGAGCGTGGATAAGCCTCTGCGAAGCGACGCCCACCCCACCATGAAGCCGATCGCCTTGATCGAGCGCTTCGTGCGCAATTCCAGCCGGCCCGGCGCCCTGGTTATCGACCCGTTCGGTGGTTCCGGTTCCACCCTCATGGCTTGCGAGATTCTCGGCAGGGTTTGCCGCACCATGGAGCTGGACCCCCGCTTCGCCGACGTGATCGTCAGCCGCTGGCAGGATTACACCGGCAGGGAAGCTTTGGGGCTTGGCGGGATGAGCTTCGCAGAAATCGCTGGCGAGCGGGGAGGGCGGTCATGAACGAAAATCTGAAGCCCTATCTCGATCGGAGTGCCTCCACGGATTTGCCATACCTACTCAAGGCCAAGGAGGAGAGCAAAAAGCGCATGAATGATCAACCCTCGGCGAAGAACATCGACGCCTTCAACAAGGCTTCGCAGATGTTGGAGGCTCACTTGGCCAAAGCGGATTCAAGCGCTCCCGCATCCGCCGGGTTCAAGACCGTCGACATGGCCTTGGCGCACCTGAAGGAGAAGGGATGGAAGGTCAGCCGCTCCAAAATCTTCGCGGATGCCGGGTCCGGGATGCTCAAGCGCCAGGCTGACGGGTCGATTCTCGCGCCCGATCTGGACCGCTATGTGGTGGAGGCCCGTTTGAAGCTGGCCGGCGCCGCACCGAAGGACGGCGGAGAAATGGCCAAACTGAAGATTCGGCAGACCAAGGCCGAAATCCGCGAACGCGAGGCCAAGGCCTCCCTGGCGGAGATGTCCGAGCGCGAGAAGGCCGGGGAGCTGATCAGCCGCGAAGAGGCCGACATCCAGATGGCCATGGCCGTGACCATCCTTCGGGCGCAGCTTCGGGCGTTCCTCTCCGGGGCGGCCCCGGAGATCGTCCACATCGTCGGTGGAGACCCGAAAAAGATGGACGCGTTGCTGGATCTGCTCACCGGGAAAACCAACGACTTCTTCAACGGGTTTTCGAAAAAACAGGAATTCAGGGTCGCGTGCAGTGAACCAGCCGAACTTGGTTGAACCTCCCAAAACCGGGGCCGTCTTCACGATGGACATGGGTTTCCTTCGGGAACTTTCCCTTCCGGAGCGTCTTCCGGACGGCAAGGAGGCCGTGTTCGTCTTTCCGGACCGCGTGCGCCGGGCCTTCCGCGCGCCCTCGCGCCAGAGGGTGTCCGACTGGGCCGAAAAGCACTTCGAGGTGGTGGAGGGCTCGCGCCAAGGCCCCTGGCGCAACGCCAACGCCCCCTATCTTGCGGGCGTGCTGGACACCTGGCCACGGTACTACGTGCGGGTGATCGTGCTGGTGACCCCTCCCCAGGTGGGCAAATCCAAGACCGGCGAGATCGTCGCCGCCTGGACCGTGGACCAGAACCCCGGCCCCTTCCAGTACATCCTGCCCGACGAGTTGGCTGCCAAGGGTGTCCTTCGTCAGCGCTTCGCTCCCCTCTTCAACCGATCCGCGCGCCTCAAGGGCTACCTGACCGGCCGCAAGGACGACGTTTCCTATGAGGGCCTGCATCTCAAGAACATGACCATTTATTTCGACTGGGCGGGCAGCGCCGCGCGCCTGGCCTCCAAGGCCATCCGCGACCAAGTGTACGACGAATGGGACAAGCATCCCACCGAACCATCCAAGAAAGAGGCCAGCTCCGCCGACCTGGCCGCCAAGCGCCAGCGGACCTTCCGGGACCGCAAGCAGCTCAAGATTTCCACGCCCACCACGGAAACCGGCCCCATCTGGCAGGCCTTTCAGGCCTGCGCGGCCAAGTTTCACTTCCATGCCCGCTGCAAGTGCGGCCATTACCAGCGCCTGCACTTCACCGCTCCGGACGGCTCGCCGCGCGTGTGCTGGCCCGAGGGCGCACGCGATCCGGACATGATCGAAGAGCACCGCCAGGCCTGGTACCAGTGCGAACTCTGCGGGGAGAAATGGGACGATTACGCCCGGGACAAGGCCGTCTCCCTCGGAAAATGGATCGAGGAGCGCACCGGGTTGGACCTGGACGCCCATATGGACGCCTACCGTCCGCGTCAGGTCGGATTCCATCTCTCGTCTCTGCATTCCCCCTTCGTGAGCCTGTCCGAGACTGCGGCCGCCTTCCTGCGCTCCAAGGGCGACAAGATGAAACTGCGCGATTTCATGAACGGCTACCTGGCCGAGCCCTGGGTGGACTACCACGTGGAGCGCAGCGAGGACCGCATCCTGGCCCTGCGCGACGAACGCCCGCGCGGCCTGGTTCCCGGCGATGGCAAGGTGGCCACTCTGGTGGCCGGCGTGGACACCCAGACCGACCGCCTGGTCTACCGTATCCGGGCCGTGGGCTGGGGCGACGAGGAAGCAACCTGGGGCGTGCGCGAGGGCGAAGTCATGAGCTTCGAGGCCCTGGAGCAGGTCCTGTGGAGGGACAGCTACAAAGACGCCCAGGGTAATGAGTACGTGGTCCAGCTCACCGGCATCGACGCCATGGGTTCGCGCACCAAGGAGGTCTACGACTGGGCGCGCCGCCACACGGGGAAGGTGTACGCCCTACAGGGCGTGCCCCGCATGAATAAGCCCGTGGAGTTCAGCAACATCGATTATTACCCGGGCTCCAAGATACCCATTCCCGGGGGCCTCAAGCTCATGAAGGTGCTGGTGGGATTTTTTAAGAACGACCTGGCCGCCAAGCTGGCCATTTCCCCGGACGATCCGGGCGCGTTCCGCCTGCACAAGGATACCACCGAGGACTATGCCCGCCAGATGACGGCTGAATACTACGACGACAAGGACCAGATGTGGAAGTGCCCGGAGAAGAAGGCCAACCACTTCTGGGATTGCGAGGTCTATTGCCTGGCGGTGGCCTACGTCCTGGGGGTGAAATATTGGCCCAAGCCCGAGGAAGTGAGCAAGCCAAAGCCGGCCCAGGACGCGTCCGGCCCGGCCAACTGGATAGCCAAAAGGAGAGGATGATGATGCACGAGGGAGAAAAGCTGGTCGCGGTCCATGCGGTGTCCAAGCGCCTGGAGTGTTCGCTTTCCACAGTCTACCGCCTGATAGACAAGGGTAAGTTGCGGGCCACGGTGAGAGGTGTGGAAAGGGGCTATATGGTGTACGAGTCGTCTATCGATGAGCACCTGAAAAGAAATCAGAATTCACAATAAAAGAGGATGAATGCCATGAGTAATAAAATGTGCTGGCGCATGCACATTTTTCAATCAAAAATCGAGCCTGAAAATGTGCGCTGGTGAACACAAAACGGGCGGAAAGCCCGCGTTCACTCACCGCATCGTCCTGGATGGTCCGGATGGCCGCACCGTTGGGGTGCTCTATCCGGCCCAGGCATGGGCTGGGCGTCCCGGGGCACGGGAGGGAGTGTTCCGCCTCAAGGTGGACAGGGTATGGTACCGTCCGGGAGGGGTGAAGTACGTGTTCGTCACCCTGGCCGAGGCCTTTGCCGTGCTCTCGGGATCAGTCCGGGCTGTGGAAGCGTTGCCCGCCCCGGATCTTCCGCGCGGAAGCGTGGTGAGGGTCAGGCCGCCGGGACGGCTTATGCCCACCCTGACGCGCACGAGGTCCGAGCCCTTCCAAGGCCCTGATGGGCGCTGGCAGGTTTTCGTGTCGCTCTTCGAGGAGTCGTTTTTGGTGGATGAACTGGAAAAGGAGAAGATGATCCATGTGCGGAAGAAGGTTGCGCGTTGCGTTGATCCTTGCGACGATCCTGACGGTCGTGTCGATGGGCGGAGGCAGTTGGGCGGCCGAGGTGAACGGCCATCGGGAGACGCGGTTCTCGCCGGAAGGCGGCTGCACGGAGCTGCTCGTCAAGACCATCGATAACGCCCGGCATGATATCCGCGCCCTGGTGTATTCCTGCACCAGCAAGCCCATCGCCGCCGCGCTGATCCGCGCCCAGGAGCGCGGAGTGGTGGTGCGGGTGGTATCCGACCGGGTGAACCTGAAAGGGAAAGGGAGCGTCACCCCGCAGCTCGAAGCGGCAGGAATCGAGGTCAAGTACGACCTGGTGCACAAGATCATGCACGACAAGGTGGGGGTGTTCGACGGGTCGGTGGTGGCCACCGGGTCCTTCAATTGGACGGAGGCCGCCGAGCGGTCCAATGCCGAAAATCTAAACGTAATTTGGGACGCTGCCTGGGCGCAGGATCTGCTCGCGGAGTGGGGCAAACTGGAAGCGGTCAGCGTGCCTCGTGCGGAGGCGGAGACGAGGATCGGGAACCCCTTTTAGGCACTTCGTCAAAACGTAGTCTGAGCCCTTCGGGCTTGCCACCTCTCCTGAAAATACGTTACGTCCGGCCGCGCAGGCGTATTCGCCCGGGTAAATAGAGGGGGGGCTATGCACGATTCGGATGTGCTGGGTGGCATAATCGGACTTGTGGTTTTGATTGGTATTTTCCTTCTTTGTCGAGAAATAATCTGTTGGTACTGGAAGTTGAATAAAATCGTCTACTTCCAAGAATACCAAGTGAATTTGCTCAAGCTGATCCATAAGGAACTCAAAAAACTAAATGCAACTGGCGACAGAGTGGAGGACGTGGAACCGTCTGACCCCAAGGATATCCCGCAGGGAGCCCCAAATCCATAGCCTCGCTTGATCCTCCAGAAAATTTCTGGGCGGCCCTGGTGATGCTTGCGCGGTTTTGGCGCTTGCGACCTGGCGATGTCGAGGTGCCGGGTGATCGTGAAGGACTTGGGAGAGTTGGTGGAGGAATTGAGGGCTTGCTAATTTTTGGAAGTATTCATATATGACACTGCAAAGGTGCCTTCGCTTTTTAAAGGAGAGAGGAATGTCAACACAAGAAGTTGATTTCAATAAGGTTGTTGCCGACTGCATGCAAGACAAAGACCTCCCAAGAATTTATGCAAATGGGTTTATGACATTCCTGGGAAATTCTGACGCAGGAGTTATTCTCCAGCTAGACGGACGTCCACTGACCATGATTCACATGTCATATACACTTGCTAAAACCCTTTGCTTAAAACTCGGAGAGGCAATAGAACATCTTGAGAAGCAAACCCGGAATACAATAATGACCACAGACACTCTTTCTGGTCCAACGGGTGAAGAAGGCCCGCAATGACAAACTACATCGCCTCCGTCTCTCGGTTGATTGGTGCGTTGTCGTCCAACGCCGAATCGAGAGCTGCAAAAAAAATCCATTCCTTTGAACATGTCAAAAACGGATGGAACTTTGGCGAAGGAATTGCACCTGATGATTCGACTATCGCTGAGGCACTAACAATAGAAGGCCTCGGATATACATTGAACATTGAGCGGGATGCATTCCTGGGGGACTCCGGAGAGATACTCGTTTCATTTTACTGCAAGGATGAACACCTGGGAGTGACAATAAACCCCGACTTAACAAAAGAGCTTTTCTTGGAAAAAGGCATAGGGTTCTCATTTGACGAATTGCTCAGGATTGATGAAGCTTCCATCGAAACTATAAAGGAGCAGTTGGCATGCCTTGCCCAGAGGGGTCTGAATACATTAGGATCATTAAATATGAAAGATATGACCATCGACTCAAGCGAATCGCAAGTCTGGCATTCAGAAACTACAAAGGCGGGATATCGGTTCTGTGCAAAAACTGCATCGAAAACGGAGACATACCCTCGGTTTGTGAGCACATCCGGGCTCTCTACCCCAATGCTCATAGCGAGCCTATAATATTTTGGGAGATGGATGCCGAGTCAATTGCGAACATTGAGTCACTAGATGGCTGCTTTTTCCCTGAAAAAAGTACATCTGGAGACATTTGCCACTACGACATCAAAAAATTAAATGACAAATTAGCCAAAAAAGTTTTCGATACCCACTGCAAAGAAGTAAATCTCTTTATCTGTTGCGCAGGCAATGTAGTTCCTTTTTCGATTAAGCAAATGGAATCACTACACGCAATGGCATCCTAGTTCCCCAGGCCCTCCCCCGAGGGCCTTTTCTTTTCCCTCCCCAACCTGATTTTTCCCCCAAACCTCACATTTAAGAATCTTAATTCTCATAGTTTTCTTGCTTCTCTCAATTTCTAGCCACGCCTGATCCTCCCCGGTTATTTGCGGCTCCATGTGCGACAGCATATGGACCCTCCAAGAGCTTGAGGCAAACATAACGGCCACCAAGGCCGCTATTGCCGCTTCAACCGCCAAGAAAATCCATGAGCAGGGCGGGGGCACCTCCGCCCATGTAGCCGATACCTATCGTCCGCTTTCCGAGCTGCGCGAGTTGTTGGTTTACTACCAGCGTGAGCTGGACAAGCTGAACCACAAGGGCGGCATCAAGACCCGATCCTTCATTGCCCAGCGGTTTGATCCCTTGACGCGCAGGGGGTCGTGGTGAGCCGTTTGGGCGCCAGGCTGGCCGCTGGCCGCTCCGCTTCCGGCGTGAGCGGGATGCCGATTGCCCCTATTTCCCGCACGGCCGGGCGTTTTCGCGGTTCCATGTCCAACTGGAACCCGCTCCAGTCTCTTCGCCAGCAGATCCCGCACGAACGCCGCCTGATAGCCTTCCGGGCCGATGATCTGGCCCACAACGACGCCCATGCCTCATCCCTGGTGGGATCGCTGGCCTTGAACGTGGTGGGGGCCGGTTTCGCGGTGCAATCGCAGATAGACTTCAAGGCCCTGGGCATCACCAAAGAAGAGGCCACGCTGGTGCAAGCCCAGGCCGAACGGGCCTTCGCCATCTGGTCCAAGGAGGCTGATGCGGGCGGCCGCATGACCTTCGAGGACATGTCCTATCAGGCCTTCTGGTGCGCCGTCACCCTGGGCGAATATCTGAACCTGTGCCGGATGTTCAGTGATGCCGAGATGGCGCAGCGCGACCGCACGTTCTCCTTCGCCTTGCGGGCCATATCGCCCCACCGGCTTTCCACCCCGGCCGAATATCTGGTGGACCCCACCGTGGCCGAGGGCGTGCAGCTTGGCGAGGATGGCGAGCCCCTGGGTTACTGGATTGAGAACCCGGAACCCTTCACCGGCAAACTCCTACAGAGCGCTTCCCAGCTTTGGTACACCTACAATCCGGCCCGGCAGGCACACCGTCCGGTAGTGCTGCATGGGTTTCCGGTTTGCGGGCCGGAAATGGTGCGGGGCGAATCCGTGCTGGCTCCGGCCATGAAGTTCTTCCGGGATCTGAACGACTGCCTGGACTACAACCTCATCGGCCAGATCGTCACCGCCGCCTTCCCCATGGTGGTGTACACCGACGACCCCACTTGGGCCGCGCAGAATCCGCACCATCATGCCCAAGGCATGGAACGCGCCCGTTCGCACTTGAGCGAAGTGCCGCCAGGCTCCGTGGTCTATCTGGAGAATGGCGAGCGCATGCAGGCCATCACCAACAACAACCCGCCCAACACCTTCGACGCCTTCGTGGAACGCATCCTGCGCGCTGCCGGGGCTGCGGCCGGCATGCCCTACGAGATCATCAGCAAGGATTTCTCCAAGACCAACTATTCCTCGGCCCGGGCCGCGCTCCTGGAGGCCTACCGGGCTTTTTCCCGCTATCAGCACTGGTTCAAACGCAAGTTCCTGCAACCCTGCTGGGACGCGGTTTTCGAGGAAGCGTGGCTGCGGGGCATGATCGTGCTGCCCAAGGGCGCGCCCGACTTCTACGAGGCCAAGCACGATTGGATCAACTGCCGCTGGATTCCGCCCAAACGCGGCTACGTGGACCCCCTCAAGGAGATGGCCGCCAACATCGAAGGCCTGGAAGCCGGGCTGCTCACCTACTCGGAAATCATTGAATCCAACGAGGGGGATTGGGAGCGCAGCTTCGAGCAGCAGGACCGCGAGCGTCAACGCCGCAAGGAATTGGGCCTGCCCCTGCCGTCCGGCAATCCGACGCCTCCCGCCACCACGCCTACCACCCTGGAAAAGCAGCTTGGCGAGGAAAGCGAGCCCCAGGAGGAAAAAGCCGCATGAAATTCGACCACATCTTGAAGGCCATGAGCGAGCCCTGGGCCATCACCATGCAGATGATGGACGCCATAGGCAATGCCGTGGATCAGCTCATGGCCGGCCAAAATCCGGACCTGGCCGCCTTCGAGGGAAATAAGAGCAAGGATCAGCCCAAGCCCTATGACCTGCAGGGCGGTGTGGCCGTGATCCCGGTCTCCGGAACCCTGGTCAAGTCCGATCCCTATATGTGCTTCACCACCTATGGCGGCATCAAGGACGCGGTTTCCAAGGCCCTGGCCGATCCCCAGGCAAAATCCATCCTGCTCAATATGGATTCTCCGGGCGGCGAGGTCAACGGCGTGAAGGACGCCGCGGACGCCATCAAGGCTGCCGACGCCATAAAGCCGGTCTACGCCTTCGCGGACGGCCTGATGGCCTCAGCCGCCTACTGGCTGGGCTCGGGGGCCAGGGAGATCGGGGCTTCGGCCACGGCCAACGTGGGCTCCATCGGGGTCATGACCGTGCATTATGACCGGTCGGGCCAGGACAAGCAGCGCGGCGTGGCCCGCACCTTCATCCACGCCGGCCAATACAAGACCGTGGGCAACGATGCCGCGCCGCTGCCCGATGCCCACCGCCAGATCATCGAAACCAGGCTCGGGGATATCTATTCGCTTTTCCTCTCCACCGTGTCCGCCAACCGGAACCTTGATCCGGCCAAGGCTGGCGCCTGGGCGGACGGCAAAGTTTTCATCGCGGACAAGGCCAAGGACGCCGGTCTGGTGGACCAGGTGATGAACTTCGACGCTTACCTGGCCCGCATTCAGGACCAAACCTCAACAACATCCAACCGGAGGAATCCCATGGATATCAACCAACTTAAGGCCGAACACCCGGACCTGGTGAAGCAGCTCCAGGGCGAGTTCGCGGAAGGCCTCAAGGCCTCGGCCCAGGCGCAGCCTGACCTGGCCAAGGTCAAGGCCGAGGGCATGGCCGAAGGCATCAAGGACACTCTGGCCTTTGTCCGGGCCACCCTGGGCAAGGAAGTGGGCGAGTCCTTGGCCGCCAAGATGGAAAACCTGATCGCGGCCGGCGTCACCGGCTCGCAGGTGGAAGCCCTGTGCGCCGCCGGCATGATCGCGCCGCCCAAGGCCGAGGAACCAAGGGCCGGCGACAAGAAAGCTGAAATCCTGGCCGCCTTGCAGAAAACCGGGGCCAACCCCGTGAAGCCCGGGACGCCGGTCGAGCCCGACGGCAACAAGGCCGTGGTGGCCGCTTTGGCCAAGGGCATCAAGGATGGCCTGCGCTTCCGGGGCCAGCACAAGGAGGTGAGCCATGCCTAATCAGCTCGTGAACACCGTCGGGACCTACAACCCCGACAATCTCATAGGCGGCGATTATCCCTTGGTGACCGAGGGCGTGCTGGTGGCTTCGGGCCAGGGCATTCTGCCTCGCGGCTCCGTGCTGGGCGTTATCACCGCAGCCGGCAACGCCAACCTGGGCAAATATCTGCTCAGCGCCGCGGCGGCCAACGACGGTTCGCAGAATCCGGTGTGCATCCTGGCCGATCATGCCGACACCACCAGCGGGGACGCCACCTCCGAAGCCTACATCACGGGCGAGTTCTGCATCGACGCCCTGACCTTCGGCACCGGCCAGAGCGCGACCACCACCACCAACGCCCTGCGCGACCTCAACATCTATCTCAAGCAGAGCAGGAGCTAAGCCATGGACGACATAGTTTCCATGTTTGATGTCTATGACCTGCGCACCCTTCTGGATGCGCTTTATATCGCCTTCACCCCCAAAACCTTCCTGCTGGATACCTTCTTCCCCACCACCGAGGTCAGCACGACCGAGAAGGTGGATATCGATGTCTGGAAGGGCAAAAGGCGCATGGCGCCTTTCGTGAATCCCTTGTCCGAAGGCACCCCGATGGACCGCATCGGCTATTCCACCCAGGAATTCGAGCCGCCCTACCTCAAGCCTTTGCGTCCCATCACCCCGAAGGAGCTTTTGAAGCGCCTGCCCGGGGAAAACATCTTCATCAACCCGCAAACCCCACTGGAGCGCCTGTCCATCCTCATTGGCAAGGACCTGGCCGAGATGGGCGATTACATCATCCGCCGCGAGGAATGGATGGCCGCCCAGCTCTTGGTCACCGGTTCGGTGACCGTGACCGGCGAAGGGGTCAACGCCGTGATCAACTGCAACCGCAACACGGCCAACACCATCGTGCTCAGCGGCACGGCCCTTTGGTCCAATGCCGCCTCCAACGTGGTGCAGAACTTCCGGGATTGGAAGCTCCAGGTCACCCAGCTTTCCGGCCATGTGCCCACCGTGGCGGTCATGGGAGCGGAAGTGGCCAGCACCTTCATGACCAACCCCGGCGTCCTGGCCATCCTGCACAACCGTCGGGTGCAGATGGGCCAGATCGACCCCACCGACTTGCCGGACGGCTCCAGTTACCTGGGCAGCTTCGACGACGTGGACATCTACGGCTACGCCGAATGGTTCATCGACGACAACGGCAACGAGCAGCCCATGATCCCGGTGAACCAGATGGTCCTGGGTTCGCCCAAGACCAGGGCCATTCGCCATTACGCGGCCATTCAGGACCTGGACGCCATGGGCAATCCGAAGTTCGCGCAGGTCAGCTACTACCCGAAGATCTGGAAGAAAGACAATCCTTCCATGTACTTCGACAGCCTGCAGTGCGCGCCGCTGCCCTTTACCCACGAGCCGGATGCCTTCGCCTGCATCCAACCCATCTAGGAGCACGTCATGGCCAACACCCAAGACAAAACTGACCAGGAGCTGGTCAAGGTCACCTGCATACACTCGGTGCAGTCCGGCAAGACCAAGTACAAACCCGGGGGCGTGGCCGAGCTGCCCTTGGATGAAGTGGAGCGGCTGGAGAACGGCGGCCATGTGGAGCGCCTGTTCGACATCCCGACCGATTCCGCCGCTCCGACCTCCAAGGCCAGCGACGCCAAGACCAACGCCCCGGCGACCTCGGACGCCAAAACCAACGTCTGATCCCGGGAGCAGATCCATGATGTTTACGTCTCTGGAAACCGCCTGCGTATCTTCGCTCCTGGCTTTGCTGGTGGGCGTGGCCGTGTATGTCATCACCCGCAACGTCTACGTCAGCCAGGGCCAGTGCAGGGAGCGCCGGGGCGTTATCTGCGACGAAATCTGCGAAATCAAGAGAACCCATGTTGACGCCAACGAGGACATCAAGGCCCGGACCATCGTTCTGTTCCGCATGATCCGGGCCTTGATCGCCCATAGCGACGAACTGCCCCCGGCGGTCAAGGCCCAGATCCTCAACGAAACCACTGGAGGGGACATCTGATGGACCTTTCCAAGATCATTCCTTCCCTGGCCCCGCGCGCGGACAAGGATCTGCTCGCGGCCGTGTCCGGCGCCGGCGACGCGCTGGCCAAGCTGGCGGCCATCGCCACTCCCCTGCGCATGGCCCACTTTCTGGCCCAGGTTATGGCCGAAACCGGCGGCCTGACCGCCCGGGGTCTGGTGGAAAACCTGGACTACTCGGCTGGGCGTCTGGTGGCTGTCTGGCCCAGCCGTTTCCCCAACCTGGCCGCCGCCAGCCCGTATGCCGGCAATCCCGAGGCCCTGGCCAACGTGGTCTATGCCGGGCGCATGGGCAACGACCAGACCGGGGACGGCTGGGCCTACCGGGGCCGGGGCCTCCTGCAAATCACCGGGCGGGACATGTATCAGGCCATCGGCAACCGCCTGGGTATCCCCTTGTTGCAGCAGCCGGACCTGGCCAGCGATCCGGCCCACGCCTGCCAGGTGGCCGCCGCGCTCTGGGACATCAAGGCCGCCAACTCCCCGGCGGACGCCGACGACATCTACGGCGTCACCCGCAAGATCAACGGAGGCCTGACGGACATATCGTCGCGTCAAGCGTGGCTGGTTTTGGCCAAGGAAGAGCTTTTCCCCCAGCCGCCCAAGGCCGCCGCCTGACGTAACCCTCAACGCTACGGAGAAACAGTGTGAACAAGCCGCAGTACAAATCCGTGACCGTGTGGGGTGCTTGGCTGTGCATGTCCATTGGCGTGGCCGTGCTGATCTTCATGCCCGCGCCCCAGGATCCCTTGATGCAGTTTTTGAGCAAGGCCGCCGGGGCGTTGCCCCTGACCGGGGGCGCCATGGCCTGGATCGGCCGCATCCGGGCCACGGACGTGCTCAAGGCCATGGCGAAGCTGGACCTTGGCAAGGTGGAGCAGGGCGTCCAGGCAGCCGAGGACGCGGGCCTGGTTTCGCCGCAAGCGGACGCCGACATAAAGGCCATGCTCGACAAGTTGGCGCAAGGCCAAGCCATTATCGCCAAGTACGCCAACATGGTGCCCTCCGGGCAGGCCCCCGCTGGGGAAGCCGGCTCGCAAGCCTCGACCGCTGCGGCCCCTGCCGCCGATACCGCCAACTCCGTCGGAACCGTTCCGGCCCAAACCCAAGGAGCTTAAGCCGTGAAAAAGATCATCCTGCGTTCCATCCTGTGTGTTTCCATAGCCTTGGCCTTCGCGGCCTGCACCCAGCAGGAGCAAAACATCCTGAAGGGCGCAACCACTTTGGCCACGGCCATTGCCAACACCGCGTTGCCGCCGGAAGTGGCCGTCACCCCCACCGGGCAGGCCATAACCTACTGGAGCCAGTACGCGTCCGGGCTGCTGGAAGCGGTCAATACGGCGACCTCGGCAAATTCTACCACGGCGCAGGGCCAGTAAGCCTGCGAACGTCGGCCGGCGGCATTTACATCTACGAAACCGAGAAGGTCGGAGTCATGATCGTGAGCATTCCCTACCGGACCACCAACCGTAAGGCCGCCTTGTGGCGCGTCGGGAAATTCACGGTGCAGGCTCCGGCCTTCCTTGGCCTCTTTATCGGGGTATCCTTCTGATGGCCGGGGACGAAGCCAAGTACGTTGCCGATGCCCCGACCATCCGCAAGGGTTCGGGCACGTTCCTGAGCCTCACGGATAGCGTTGGGCCGGCCCTGAGCTACTTCGCCGCCAACTTCCCGGCCCAGCTCGCCCGGGCCCTGGGCAAGGTGGGATCGGTGGTTCGGGCCAAGGCTCGTCAGTCCATGGAGGATGGCGGACCATCCGGGGTTTCCTGGGCGCAGACCGTGGACTGGAAGCCTCGCGGACGCAGGGGGAGGCTGGCCAGAAAACGCCGCAAATCCGCAGGGGTAAGTCCCTTGGCCGGTGCCCTCCATGATAAGCTTTTCGATGGACGGGGCAAGCCGAACCGGCCTTACGGCAAGATGTACGGCGCGGCCAGATACATCCTGGACAACCAAAACCTCAAGGTCACCACCGGCTGGGTGACCGGCACGGCGGCTGCCTTCGGCAAGGACGTTCAGGCCGGCCTGCGCGGAGCCAACCCCTTCAACGCCCAGTTCGAGGGCGAACAGCCCGTGACCCGCTCGATGCGCCGCGCCCTGGCCGCCGCCGGACTGGTGCTGGCCCGGGGCACGGTGTTCCTGCGCCAGCCGGGACGTCCCATGTGGCGGCCGATCTACGAGCAGATGAGCCCGGAGGTTCAGGCCATCGTCACCGCCCAGATGTCCAAGTATTTCTCCGGCGGTCCGGGGTATCAGTCATGAGCGGCCCCACGGTCACCACCTCGGTTATCGTCAACGCCCTGCTTCAGGCGTTGCCACTTGATGCGGCCCTGGCATCCTGGGGGCAGGCAACCCTGGGAACCACGCTCAACATCCGGCCCAGCGACTGCCCCAGCCATATGCTCACGGCCGAGGACGCTCCGTTCATCTCCGTGGGCAACCTGCATTCGCGCAAGGGCCATGTGAAGGAATACGTCTTCTCCATCCTGGTGTCCCTGGGCATCGTACTGCCCCCAACCGGCACGCCTTCGGACATCTTCCTGATCGAACAGGCCTTCGCGGTCATGGACCAGGACATGTCCAGCCACGTGATCCGCATCCTGGAAGGCTGCACCCCGAATTTCCAGATCGAGGAAATCCTTACCGACTATGAGGAGGCCTTCGATCCCCTGGCCCGTCTGGACTTAACCATCACCCTCTCGGTGCCGCGCAACCTGGCCCGGGGGGCCTACTAAGGAGATTCCCCATGAGCCTTCAAGGAAACTGGGCTTCCGGCGCGAACGTCAGCTTTCTGTTTGATTTCGAGGCCTCCTACAAGGTGGCCAAAGGCGTTCCTGCGGGCAACATCCTGCCCTTCGATTTCGGCACCACCTACGGGGCGCAGCAGAAGCTTTCCGCAGCCAACACCAGCATGCACACCCGTGAGCCCGTGACTCCCATCCCGGGCAACATCGACCTGACCGGCGATTTCCCCATTCCCCTGGACGCCATCGCCTTTGGCTGGTGGCTCAAGGCCGCCTTCGGGGCCGTGGTGGACGCGCCGCTTTCGCCCATGCCCCTGGACCACTCGGCCGTGGTCAACCAGAGCAGCATAGGCAGCGGCCTGGTGGGCATCCCCTGCACCGGCCACGGCCTGTTGCCCGGAATGCAGGTGCTTCTCCAGGGCACCCAGCACCAGGACGGCTCCTACGTGCTGGACCCCTCCACCACGGCCAACCAGCTCGTGGTGCCCATGGCCGCGTTCAACGCCGAAACCCTGGCCGCCGGCACGGTCTATCTCGGCGGCGTACTCCTGAGCGGGGACGTGGTGCAGAACTTCGCCACCGGCAAGGTGGGCATCCCGGCGCCCGGGCACGGCTTCCAGGCCGGGGACAGCATCATCATCACCGGCAGCACCAACTACAACGGCACCTTCACCGTGGACGCGGCCACCACAGCCAACGAGATCGTGATCGACACGGCCTTCACGGCGGAAACCCTGGCCGCCGGAGTCGTGGCCCGGCCCAACCTCTACACCCACACCTACAGTGTGGTGCAGGCCCCGGCCACGCTGCCGTCCTTCATCGTGGAGCAGCAGATCCCGGACCTGGCCACCCCGGCCTACCTGTTTTCCAACGGCAACAAGGTCTCCAAGATGGCCATGAAGCTCTCCGGGGACGGTGAGCTGGTGCCCACCTTCACCGTGCAGGGCTCCCAGCCCTCGCTCAACACCGGGTCCTACAACGCCGAAGCTCCGGTGATGAACTTCAACCGCTTCCTCTTCACCGAGGAATTCCACTACCTGAACGGCGTCCCCACCCTGGAGGTCATGGAGTTCGATTTCAACCTGGACAACGGCCTGGACCCCGACTGCTACCCCCGCGGCTCCAAGGGCTACCGCCAGCGGCTGGCCGACGGCATCGTGGGCCTGAACGGTTCGCTCAAGGCCTTGTTCATGGACACGACCTTGCTCACTCAGGCCATCAACTTCGGCAGCGCCCCCTATCAGTTCGGATGGGCCATGGCCAAGGCCGGGCTGTCCTTCTCGCTGCCCACCATCCGCATCCCGCTCACCGGCGTGCCCGTGCCCAATCCCAAGGGCCTGAACCTGGATTTCAACTGGCAGGCCGAGGCCACCCCATCCAAGGGCGTCAAGTCCGTCACGGCCACCCTCATCAACTCCGTAGCCACCTACAACTAGGAGCCGTCATGTCCAAGCCCGAGAACAAAGTCTTCACCCTGCCGCGCTTCGTGTCCCTGGCCCGCAAGGCCTGGAAACAGTTCCTGGCCCGGGAACGGGATATCCAGGACAAGGCGGAGATGGTCGATGCCGGCCCCTCCGTGCACATGGCCATTGTGCAGGCCATGATGGAAGTGGGCTCCGTCATAAGCATCCTGCGAAAGGATGCCCCCACGCCGGAGGAACTGGAGGCCTGCGAAAAGCGCCTCAAGGATCTGGCCGAACAGTTCAAGGCCGCCATTGATGGCCGGGCCACCCAGAAACAGATCGACCATGAAGTTACCAAGCTTCACGAGGAGCTGATCCGCGACGCCTATCCGGGATTGGACATCGAGGAGATGCCCAACGAGGACTTCGTGCGCCTGTTCCAGGCCACGGTGAAGAAAACGCGCGGGGATGAGCTAAAAAACTGACCCAGCGGTGGGAGTGGAGCGGAAACGAACGCCATGCCACGGCTTGCAAGTCCTGCCGCAAGGCCAGCGAAAAGAGGGGGGAATCGTGCCCGTGCCAGGGGTGCGAGCACGAGCCCCCCGAACTCTGGCCGGAAAACCTCACGGCCTGGTCGCTCTACGCCCGGTTCGGCTCACAGGTCCGCGCCGGCATGGGCGGAATCTACGGGTTCGACCTGGACGCCATCCTCTCCCTGGCCGACCGCTTCAAGATCGTGGTGGATGATCAGTGCCTGGCCAAGTTCCAGCATATCGAAGGCCTCATACTGGAGCGCCAGGCCGAAACAGTGCGCAAGGCCAGCCGCGAGGCCGAGGCCAAGCGCCGCACGTACAAGAGATAGGGTGAGCTGATGGCCGGCGATCTGGAAACCAGGATCATCATATCCGCTCAGGACGACGCCTCGGCCAAGTTCAAGGCCGTGGCCGATTCGGCCATGAACCTGGCCGTGGGCGCGGAATCGTCCTCGGCCAGGTTCACCCGCTCCCTGGACGGCATCAAGAAAGCTATTTCCGTCCTGGATCAGGGCGATTACGGCTCGGCCCTCCGATCCGCGCTCAAGCAGAACAGCTACGCCCTGGACGGCTTCGCGCAGCAGGCGGATCAGGCCTTCGCGCGCATCGAACAGCAGGCCCGCTTGCGTTCGGCGGGGGTTGCGTCGTCTCTCAAGCAGTTGGGAGTGACCCCGCTTGGCGACATCACCGGCCAGATGAAGTCCCTGGGGCAGGCCTTCCAGTTCGCCTCCCAGAGCGGCGCGGCTCCTGGGGAATTGGCCCTGGCCCGCTCAAGCATCCAGGCCCGCATGAAGGAGCTGACCCAGCAGTACATGAACGTGCGCGCCGGGATCGGACCCGCGCCTGACCCGGAGCAGAAGGGGCAATCCTGGTTGTCGGGCTTGATGTCCTCGGGCGTGGCCCGGGTAGGGGCCATGGCCGGGGGCATGCTTAGTGCCGGACTGCTTTTCGACAAGGCCAAGGACTACATTTCGGACGTTTCCACCCTGGGCGCCAGGTATGACACCCTGGGCGTGGCCATGCACACGGTGGGCGAGAACGCGGGCTACAGCAAGAATCAAACCGACCAGGCCGTCAAGTCCTTGCAGGAATCGGGCATATCCGCCCTGGAAGCCCGTCAGTCCGTGGCCAAGCTGGTTACGGCCCACATCGACCTTTCCAAGGCCACGCAACTGGGCCGTCTGGCTCAGGACGCCGCGGCCGTCAGTGGCCTCAATTCCTCCGAAACGTACAACACCTTGATCGAGGGCATCCAGTCCGCCCGGGAGGAAACGCTCAGGGCCATCGGCATCAACGTGTCCTTTGAGGACTCGTACCGCAAGATGGCCATACGCCTGAACACCACGGCCGAGGCCTTGACCGAAACCCAGAAGATGCAGGCCAGGCTCAACGAGGTCCTGGAATACGCCCCGCGCGTGGCCGGTGCATATGAAGCCTCCATGGACACCGTGGGCAAGCAGATGCGGTCCATGGAGCGCTACACCGAGGACTTCAAGGTGGCCCTGGGCGCGGCTTTTCAGCCGGTGCTTGCGGAGCACATCAAGAGCCACGCCGAGGCCTTGAAGGAATTGACAGCCGCCTTGAAGGACCCGGGTTCCAAGCAGGCCTTGACGGACATGGTTTCCGGCTTCGTGAGCGTGCTTGAGGTTCTGGGCAAGATCGCGGCTTCGCCGGTCTTTCTGGCCTGGAAGACCGGGGAGTTCTTTGGCGCATCCATCGCCCGTATCCAGGCTAAGCGGGATATGGGCGAAGACATTTTGCCGAGTGGACCCTATCGCGAAAGCGACGAAGAAGTAAGGCAGCGTTACCTCGAATCCCAGGCGCAAAGGGAAAGGCAGCGCCGCGATTGGCTGAACACCAATGGGACCCCGAAATCCGGCAAGCTGGTGGGCGAGGGCGCGGAAATCGATCTTTCCAAACTGGCGGCCAACCAGGATTATGAGCGGAAGGTCGAATACCGCCAGGATCTGCTGGGCTACCTGAACTCGAACCGCCAATACCAGAGTCAGGACAAGCAACTCGAACGGGCCACCAAGATTTGGGAGGGCGAGCGCGGCAAATATCAGACCGATTGGCTCAAGGCCTCCCATGCCGGCGATGTGCAGGGCATGAAGGATGCGGAAGACGCCCTGGCCATATCGGACCAAAAACTCATCGAAACGCGCAAGCAGATCAACCACCTCTTCGGCGAAGGGGCCGAGGATGCCAAGAAGTACCTCGAATCCCTGCGGGACCAGAACAAGGCCCTGAGCGCCCAGCTTTCCGGGGACAATCTGGCCACGGCCCTGGCCAAGAACAACAAGGATTTCGACAAGGCCGTGGCCGACGTGCGCGAGAAGATCCGCAACGCCAAGCCCGGCTCCGATGTCGCCGGCTACAACGAAGCCCTCGGCGAGCTGACCGCGAACAAGGCCCTTCAGGACCGGCTCACCACCCAGCAATACTACTCCAAGGACGTGGCCGCCCGCAGCGCCTTCGCCACCTCCATGTCCGGCTTCGGGGCCATGGACCCTTGGGAGGCCCGCAAGCAGTCCGCATACTCCACGGCAGTCCAGGAGCGCATAGCCGCCGGAGACGACCAGGAAAAGCAGTCCCGGGCGCAGCTCAAGATGGAAGCGGACATTGCCTCCATTGAGCGCGACCGGGCTTTGGCTCTGGCCAATTCCCGCAAGGAACTGGCCGGGCTCACCGGGGACGTGAAGGCCGAGCTTTCGGCCGAGACCGATGTTCTGAACGTCCAGCTTTCGCAGGCCAAGACCGAAAGCGAACGGGCCGTGATCAGGCAGAAGATCGCCAACCTTCCCCTGCAATACTACTCCAAGGACGTCCAAGCCGGGTCCGCCTTCGCCACCTCCATGTCCGGCTTCGGGGCCATGGACCCTTGGGAGGCCCGCAAGCAGGCCGCATACTCCACGGCGGTCCAGGAACGCGTAGCCGCCGGCTCCGACCAGGAAAAGCAGTCCCGGGCGCAGCTCAAGATGGAAGCGGACGTAGCCGCCATAGAGCGCGACCGGGCTTTGGCCCTGGCCAATTCCCGCAAGGAATTGGCCGGGCTCACCGGGGACGTGAAGGCCGAGCTTTCGGCCGAGATCGATGTCCTGAACATCCAGCTTTTGCAGGCCAAGACCGAAAGCGAACGGGCGGTGATCCTGCAGAAGGTCGCCCAGCTTTCCGCACGCCGGGACTTGGACGTTTCCGGCCTGGTGAACACCGGTTTGCAGCAGTACGCCGGCCGATCCTACAACGAGTTTGCAGATTCCATCCAGAACGGCATTCCCAACGCCTTCAACATCGCCACCGAGGCCGCTGACAAGTTCTTCGCGGACGCAGTAAAGGGCACGGTCAATTTCAAGGCCGCCTGGACCGATCTCAAGGGCAACATGGCCCACATGTTCATCGACGTGGCCATGAACGGGGTCAAGGCCTCCCTGGGCCAGGTGATGTCCTCCGCCATCCCCAAACCCCAGGGCGGCGACGGGGCCACCCTGGCCAAGTCGGCTGTTTCGGCCCTGACCACGGCTTCCCAGCCGGTGCAGGAAGCCTATTTGCCCGAAGAGCAGATGGCCACAGGCACCAGAAGATCATCGGGCACATCCGGCCCGCTCTGGCAGCGCAACAATAATCCCGGCAATCTGCGCAACCCCGGCGGCTCCGGATTCCAGACCTTCGACAATCTGGAAGACGGCACCCGGGCCATGTCCGACTTGCTGACCTCCTATGGCCGCAAGGGCTTCGACAGCGTGGATAAGATCATCTCCCGCTACGCGCCCCCTTCGGACCATAACGACACTCAGGGCTATATCCGCAAGGTGTCCGCTGGAATGGGGGTTTCACCGGATCAGAGCCTGGATCTGAGCAACCCCGACGTGCGCGTGGCCCTGATGCGGCCCATGATTCGGATGGAGACTGGCCGGGATGCCGTTTCGGACGATGTGCTACGCCAGGCCGTCTATACGCGGGGAAGCGTCGAAAAGACGCCCAACATTTCCTCCACGGGCCTGGGCGGCCCCGACGCGTCCCAGTCGCTTATGAGCGCTGTGCGCTCATACGGCGCCACGGGGATAATCGCCGGCACCTTGGGCGCCAGGTCGCTCATCAGTCAGTTCCCCACCAACTCCGGGGTCATCGGCTACCTCACCGGCCAGACCGACGTCCTGGAAACCAATGCGGGAACCTTCGGCCAGGGCCCGTCCATCTTTGCATCCATGGCCGGGGGCGGCCAGACCGGCGACACCTTCGCCCTGAGCGCCGGGGGTTCAAGCTTCTCCGCTGACCCAGAGTCCCAGGTGTCCAGATATGTGGCCATGGGGATGCCTTATTCCGATGCCATAATGCAGGTGCAGGCCGGCTCGGGTGGAACAACCTCGAGTGGCGTGGCCGAGTCGGCTGGGGCGTCCAGCGGCGGGATGCTGGATCAACTGGAACAATCCGCGCTCGGCCAGGGCACCAAATCCATCTGGAATTCCCTGACCGGCAACAATAACGGCGGCGGCTTTCTCAGCAACCTGACCGGTTCGGTGGATAATTGGGGATACAGCGATCTCGGCATTGGAAGCCTGAGCAACGCCGCTTACAGCGGGCTTTCCTCTTCGGACGTGCTCATAACCACGGCCTCGGGGCAGACCATAGCCGTCCCGTCCAGCGACGTGGCCAGCACCCTGGCCTGGAACACCGGGTCTTCGGTTTCCGGATCGGCAGCCGATCTGGCCGGCACCAGCGGGGCCAGCGTTTCCGGGGGCCTGGCTTCGTCCGTCACTTCCGGCCTCGCCGGGGCCGGCCTGGGCTTCACCCTGGGCAGTTCCATATGGAGCAACGGCACGGGCAACGCCGGGGCGGCCATCGGAGGCGGCGCCGGGGCGGTCTTAGGCAGCGTCATTCCCGGAGTGGGCACCTTCATTGGCGGCCTTGTCGGCGGCATAGCCGGGGGCGGCCTCACCGGCGGTTCCACCACCCAGACCACACCCACGGGCACCAACGGCAACACCATCCTGAACGTCCAGGGTTTGACCGGCTATTCCCCGACCGTGGGTTTCGAGGGCTTCCGCCAGACCACTTCCGGGGCCTTCGGGTCCACCTCCACCAGCCATTTCACCGACCCCACCATCGCGGACCCGGTGTTGGCCGGGGAGTGGCGCACGGCCATGGCCCAGCAGACGACTGGGCTTTCGTCCTCGCTCTACGGCCTGGGCCTGGGAACCCAGTCCCTTGATAACTTCAACTTCCCCATGCAGTTCAACATCACCTCGAGCAACTATTCCCAGGCAGCGGCCAACGTGGCCAACGCCATGGCCACCCAGGCCATAAGCGCGTCGAAACTTTCCGATGCCTTCAACGCCGCCCTGGAACCTGGCGAGGACTACATCCAGGAAATTCAGCGCATAGGCAGCGCTTACGCGGCCACCAACGTGGCCGCCCAGGCCGCCGGCACCTCCTTGGCCAACCTTTCGGGCGCGACCGACCAGGTGAGCCAGGGCAACTGGGCCAGCCAGGCCGGCCAGCTCTTGGGCTCCAACCAGGCCGTTTCCTCCACTTTCGGCCTCATGCAGAAATACGGCGAAACCCAACCCACGGCCATGGACAACACCATGACCGCCCTGGGGACGCAGGCCGGGCAGGCCATAGGCCAGATCGGCAACCCCAACGTCACCGTGGGCAATTTCTGGGGCCAGATGAGCACGGCCATGCAATCGCCCATGGACGTGACCACCTTCCAGGCCTGGTCCAACGCGGCCACGGCCGTGCAGCAATACGACGACGCCCAGCGCCAGTCCGCGCAGTTGATGACCGCTATAAACAACCAGCAGATCGCCCAGCTCCAGGAACAATTGCAGGCGGTGCAGAGCGTGAAGGTCATGGTGGACGGCCTCGATCAGTCCGTGCAATCCGCCTATACCTCCTTCCAGGGCCTCAATCAGAGCCTGATTTCCACCTTGCAGGGCATAGAGTGGTCCAACACGCTTTCGCCCAACACGCCCACCCAGACCTATCAACAGGTTTCGGCCTACTACAATCAGATGAAGGCCCAGGTGCAGGGCGAGGACCCGAGCAGCGTCAGCTACAGCAGCGACTTGAACCTGCTGATGGGCGCCGGGCAGCAACTGCTCACCACATCCAAATCCTATTACGGCAATTCGGCCCAATACTACGCGGACTATAACGACGTCACCAGCACCTTGCAGCAGTTGCAGACCGGAACGCAAAGCCAGGTGGATTTGCTCAAGCAGCAATTGCAGGCTCAGGATAAGGTGGTCAACGCGGCCAACGCTCAGATCACGCAGTTGAATCTGGTGAACACCAACCTGGCCCTTCTGGGCAGCAGCTTGGACGGCCTGGGCACGGACATTTCCCAGGGCCTGGCCTCGCTGGGGGCGCAAATGTCCTGGACTCCAAACACCCAGGCCGCAGTCGACGCCGCCAATCAGGAGGAAGCCGCCGTCCTGAACGCCCTGGGCTATCAGGGCGGCTTCGCTGCGGGCGGCGGTTTCGGCCCGGGCAGCCTCTTGGTGGGTGAGCGCGGCCCGGAATTCATCCGCACCAGCCTCTACGGCTCCGTGACCTCGAATTCCGACCTGTCCAGCATGTTCGACACCACGCATCTGCATCACGCCCTGATGCAGCAGAACGGAATCCTGTCCTACGGATTCTCCAAGATGCACGACTACATGGAGGAAAACAACAAGTACGCCAGGGGCATGCACCGCATGATGCAGTCGAATGCCTTCCTGCCTCCGAGGGCCAGGCAGTGAACGTCTATCTTCTGGAAATGAACTGCCTGGACCCGGACAACAATCCGGTGACCATCGGCGTTTCCACTCAGCAGGGCGGCTACAGTCCGTTGCCCGGAGACAACGCTCCGGTGCCGTTCTATCCGCCGGCCCTGAACACGCCGCCCAACTACAAGGCCCAAGCCTTCCAGAACGGGCTTGAGGGCGGCTGTTCCACCGGGGACATGGGCACGGCCACCATAGAGAACGGCCAAGGCGAGTATGACCAGTATTTCAACTACGCCTTCGACGGCCAGCTCATGCGCCTGCTCATGGGCGAGGAGGGCGCGCCTTACGCCGATTTCGTGCCCATCCTTTCCGGCACCATGTGCCAGCCCATGTTCATCTATCAGTACATGCAGGTGCAGGTGCGCGATTATATGGAGTTCTTCGACCAGGCCATATCTCAATACGTGTACCTGGGAAACAACGTGGCCGGGGCGGGCGTGGAGGGCACTCCCGACGACATAGGCGGCAAATCCAAGCCCTTGGGCCTCGGCATCGTGCGCAACTCCAGTTGGGCCTGGGTCAGCCAAAGCTACATGATCGGCCAGGTCCACAACGGTCCGATCCTGAGCGTCAATCCCAATGCCGGGGACGGCCTGTACGCCAACGGCATACCGTATCCCCTGGACACCTCGGTGAACGGGAGCGTGGAATCGGCCTCGGCCACGTATGTATCCGCCCTGTCCCTGTCCCTGACCGGAGTGAACAGGACATCCACCTACGTGGCCGGGCTGCTGCTGACCATCACCTACACCGTGTCCGACGACACCAACGTGGGCAACCTCGTGGTGGTCGGTTCGGCCGTGAGCGGTTCCAACACCGTGCTCACCCTGGCCCAAGTGGCCAACCAGGCATACGCCTTCACCTTGCCAAGCGGCTGCACCATAAACAAGATTTCCTACGGCGGCGGCGACTGCCCGAACCTGGCCAGCCTGGAAGCGGCCAGCCCTGCCGACGGCACATACTGCACCGGCCTTTTCGGCGGCTACGTCAAGGCCGCGGGCGGGGCATCGGCGCAAATCACCGTGGATTACCACGGGGACAACACCGGGGGCGTCTTCTCCTGCACCGTGGCGGACATCATCAAGTGCGCCATCCTGAACTATTCCAGGCGCAAGCGTACCAACATCGTCTTAAAGAGCGAGCTTTTCAGCGATCCCTCCTGGGTGCTCACCGGGCTGACCCCGGGGGCGCAAGTGCAATCGGGAGCGAACGCGGGCATGTGGTTCCTCACGGAAACAACCGCCTCCGGCAACCACAGCCTGGCCCAAACCCAGAACCTGGGCACGGGCATGTTCTGCTTTTCAATCCCGGTCATGCCGGGAACGCGCACCCTTTGCCGCTTGAGGCTCTACAATCCGGCCACCCCGGCCAACAATTGCCAGGTGGATTTCGACCTGGCGGCCATGCAGGTGTTGCAGATCCTGGCCAACGGCAACGCCGTGGGGCCGCAGTACACGTCCACCGGATTCATCACCAACGGCGGCATCATCGCCGATCCCTCCGGGGCCTTGCGCCTGTGGGTGGCCGGGCAGCCGGACCAGAGCTTCACCCAACTCGGCTATGAGCTGGAACTGCTCTCGGGCACGGACGCCAATTACACGGACACCTATGCCGGGGACGGGCAATCCGGGCTGTGGGTGGGCGCGCCCAAGCTGGGGGCTCAGCTCGAAACCTATTCCTCGCCCTCGGCCTACACCGGCCCGACCCTGACCACGCCGGTTATCGGCTACGATCCGGTGCTGGCCCCGACCATCGACCCGCTGAGCTTCGCGGCCATGAACACGGCCGCGCCCTATGCGGTAGGTTTCCAGGTGAACACCGGGGACAGCACCACGGTTTTGCAGCTCATGCAGGCCATGTGCGATTCCGCCCTGGCCTGGTGCACCACCAACCGGGCCGGGCAGGTGACCATCGGGCAGTTGGCCGTACCGTCCCAGACCGCCACGGCCCTGCATTACTTCACGTCCGAGGACATCGTTGACGACAGCCTGGATAAGCTGCCGCCCTTCGAGAACAAGAACGGAGCCCCGGCCAAGTCCGTGAGCCTGACCTACCAGCACAACAATACCGTGCAGGCCAAATCCAGCCTGCCCTCAAGCATGTGGCAGAGCAATCCCTACCGGGTGTCCTGGTTGGGCCAGGAATGGCGCACCATGAGCCAGCAGGCCAACTGGATGCTCGCCCGCGATCCCCTGGCCTGCGATCTATCCTTCACCACGTACATCGACAGTCCCGCGGCGGCCCTGAACGAGTGCAAGCGCCGTTTCGCCATCTATTCCGGGGCGCTGATGCGCCTGACCTTCAAGTGCTACATGGACGCGCTCACTCCCACGCAGCGGGCCAACCTGAACATAGGCTCCATCGTGAACGTGCAATACTCGCGTTTCGGTCTGGAAAACGGCCGCAACTTTCTGGTGCTCTTCATAGAGGAGTCGCACCAGGACAATGACATCACCTTGGAGGTGCTGGGCTGATGGGCACCGATAGCAACTGTCTCTTGCTTTATCCTAACAACGTGGTCACGGCCACGATTTCTGGCGGCAATTGGCAACCGTCCTGGCCCATCGCCAACATAGCTACCCGGTTCAACAATCAAGTGGCCCGCAGCGTGGATTGCCAGCCGATAAACACCATCATCAACATCAATTTCGGATCGCTGGTCTACAACACGGCCGTGGCCCTGCTTAATCACAACCTGACCCTGCAAGCTCAGGCCCGGGTGCTGCTCTACAAGGACGCGGCCATGAGCCAATTGGCCTTCGATTCGGGATTCAATGACGTTTGGCCCCGATGGTTCGACACCATGGGCCTGCGCTGGGCCGATTCCAACTTCTGGTACGGCCGGATTCCCGCGAAGTGGCAGGGGAAAGTCCCGGCTCTGTTCCTGCAACTGCTGAACACAGCCGGGTTCAACGCCAACGCCACATCATCCTGGACCTGCCAGATCCAGATCAGCGACCCGAACAACCCGGCCGGGTACATCCAGATCGGCCGGGCCTTCATGGGCGAGGATTTCACGCCCCAGATCAACATGGAATACGGGGCAAGCGTGCAGATCGTGGACCCGTCCAAGGTGGAGCGGGCCTTGTCCGGCACCAAGTGGTTCAACCAAAAGCCCAGATACCGCAAATTCATCGTGGAATTCAAATACCTGTCCAAGGACGAGGCCGTGAATTCCCTGCTCATCACCGACCTTTTGGCCGGCCTGACCGATGACGTGCTTTACGTGGACAATCCCGGCGATCCCCGCTTCCTGCAACAGATGTCCTGCGTGGGCACCTTGTCGGAACTTGATCCCCTGGCGGAATGGATGATCGGACAATACTCCAAAGGACTGCAAATAGAGGAATCACTATGACCGTAACCCTGTCCCAGAATCCGTATACAGCCGGTTCCTGGCAATACAGCCAGTGGAACATCGAAAACTTCTACAATCAGGGTGATTACGATCCAGTCAACAACCCCGGGGGCATGGACAATGGCGGCCATTCGCAGAACCTCTTCCCCATGATCCTGGATTGGCTCAACTTCGCGGCGTACATCATCCAGTTGTGCTCCATGACCACGGCGGCGGCCAGCCAGCAAACCGCCTGGCAGGAAGCCATGCTGGCCAATAACACCGTGGCCCCGGTGGCCTTCCTCACGGCTACGGAATTCGCGGTTAACGGCCTGAATTTCACCCCGTTGTTCACGGCCAACCGGGCCTTGAAGTTGATCCAGAACAATTCCGGCAACGCCTATGTGTCTTCCAGCATCTTCGATGCGGTGAACAACCGCACCCTGGTGAACATCAACGCCAGCAAGGGCGTCAACGTGGATTCTGGGCTCTCCCAGGCCTACTACGGCCAGGACCCGGCGAACGCGCCCTATGCGTCCTCAATGTCGGGCGCGACCGCCTCAACGGCCGGCACCGGGGGCGCCGTCCCTGCTCCGGGAAGTGGCCAGGAAAATGACTTCCTGGCCGGGGATGCCACTTACCATGACCCCATCGTAGACATTCAGGTCTGGACCTAAAGGAGACTCGCAATGGCTCTAAGACTCCCGCTCGCCCCTGGCGGCACACCGCTGACCCGCAACCAGAACATCAAGATCGGCGGGACCGCTCTCGCTACCCCGACCGCCCTCCATCAGACCGGAGCGACCCAGATGGATGAGGTATGGATCGAGGCCACCAACACGGACACCGTTTCCCACACCCTCACGGTCCTGCACGGCATAGCCACTCTCGCGGGCGGGGTAAGCCCTGACGACACCATGAGCATCACCATCCCGCCGAAGGGGGCAGGTTGGGTGATGGTTCTCCAGGGTGAGAGCTTCACCGGATCGTCCATCGTGGGCGCCTTCGCGGACACAGCCAACGTCATCAACGTGCGCGGCTGGATCAACAGGATCGGCTAACCGTGGGACGCCGCAAACAATACGGACTGTCCTCTGGGGGAAGTGGCCAGATTCCCTATGGATATTTGGTGGAGATGGCTTCAGTCGCCTATGCCTCAAAACGATCAGTCACTATAGGACGTGAGGCTCAGGCTACGTATGCCCTTGGGCAACCTTTGATTCTTGTCCAGGATGGCAAGCTTGTTCCCTGTACTGTGCAGAAATGCGTTTGCAGCGGGTCAACAATGACCGTCACGGTCAGCTCCTATGTAAGCCAGAATGTTTCTGCAGTATATTACGATACGTCCACCTCATATGATTACGGTAACGACCCGACCTTCACGGTGTTCGACTACCACTTTGATACCTCTACGCTATATGATTCGTCTGTAAATGCCCACGATGCCGGAACCACGGGACTGACAGTCATAGGTGGCGGGGGAACACTTATAACGTCCAGCCCGTCTCCGATGTTTGGGGCTGGGTGTTTCTCTTTCAATGGGTCACAGGCGTATGGAGATTTGAGCTTTCAATTCCAGTTGGGAGCGGCCAACTGGGGTTTAGAGGGATGGTTTTGGGATAGGCCGAGTGGTAGTATATTAAATACAAACAGCGGGTCTAACTGGGCCAATGTCGGCTTCTCTGGAAATTACCCAACAATGGGTTCATACAGCAGCAGCTTTACCATTACCTCGTCCGTAGCTATGACAGCTTCCGCTTGGAATCATGTGGCCTGGGTGCGGGACGTCAATAACTATTTCAAGATCTACGTTAACGGGGTCCTTGGGGCAGCCAGTGCTTCTGGATTGTCTATAACATCAGCGATGTACTGCCTATTCGGCGCCGCTGTTTATAGCGGCAGCTGGAGTTGGTCTGGGAGTTTCAGCGGCAAAGTGGACGAGCTCCGCTTCATGAGTGGTTACTGCCCGTATAATGCCCCCTTCACACCACCCACAAAGCCATTCGGGCCTGATTTTAGATAGGAGCACATCATGATCTACCTTGCCCTAAACAGCAACATCGTCGTCGGCCCCGTCGCCTGGAACAATCCCGCTATCAGGCAGACCCTCTACATCGCCGGATTCTCCGAGTCCGTCGCTGGCCTTCACGCCCCTGACGGTACGGCGCTCCCCGCGCTGCCAGCTACGGAGCCGACCACGGCCCTGACCCTGGCGGACGGCTACGCTATCCTGCCCGAGGTGGTTGAGCCCAGCAATCCACCGGTTGGCGACGTGCAGACCGGGACCACTACTACGGTTGCCAATGGCGTCGTTACTGTCGCGCCGGTCTATGGAGCTGCCCCGGCCCCCCCTCCAGCGGCTCCCCAGACGGCCTACGTCTCCAAGATCGACTTCAACAACCGCTTCCAGGCATCCGAGCGCCAGGCGGTCTTGTTGGCGATCCGCAACGGGGATGTGGTGCTGGAGGACGCAAACAATACGCTGTCCCTGACGACAGATCCTCCAGGCGTCAACCTCAACGACACCAACCTGCAGACATGGGCGAATTACTTGGTGAACGACGTGAAGATTCTGACAGCGGAAAGGGCCAACGCCATTCTGGCAGGGTCGAGCTTCACCATAAGCGCCTCCACTGCCGCCACGGCTTCGAACGCCAGCACAACCTCATCCACAACCGGGAGCTGACCATGCGTATCCTTTCTCTCGACGGCGGCGGGATCTGCGGGCTGATGCCGGCCCGCATCCTGACCGCGCTGGAAGCCAAGCTGGGTTCGCCGCTCTGCCATCATTTCGACCTGGTGGCCGGCACGTCCACGGGCGGCATCATCGCCGCGGCCATCGGGGCCGGGCTGCCCATGGCCACGATCCGCGATCTGTACCGCGACGATGCCGGCAAGATCTTCCACACTGGACTAGGCAGCGTCCTCGCCCTGGATGGCATGGCCGGAAACAAGTATTCGCCCAAGGGCCTGGAAATCTGTCTCTACGAGGTGTTTGGGGATCTGCGGCTAGCCGAGTGCCAGACCGACGTACTCATCACCAGTTGCGATCTGGCCGCCAAGCCCCAGTTTTTCATGTCCTCCATGGCCAAACGCGCCATGGGGGCGGATTTTTACCTGCGCGACGTGTGCCGGGCCACCTCAGCCGCGCCCACGTATTTCCCACCGGCCATGATCATCTCCATGGGTGGCGGCCCGGGATACATCCTCCAGGATGGCGGGTTGGTGGCCAACCAGCCGGCCATGTCCGCCCTGGCCGAGGCCCAGAGGCTGGCGTCCCTGGACCAGGTGGACCTGCTCTTGTCGCTTGGCACCGGCTACACGCCGGTGAGCCGCAAACCAACCGGAGCGCAGGGCGCGCTGGCCGAGGGCGCGACGTTGCTCAATCTTATCTTCACCGGGCCTGGCCATGCCGTGGACTGGGAGGCCCAGGCGCTCCTGGGGGATCGCTATGTGCGGGTGCAGCCGGAGCTGGACGACATCCCCATGGACACCACCAAGGATAGCGATCTGGCCAAGCTGGAGGCCGCTGCGGACGCCTTCACGGCCACCCGGACCTTCGAACACATAGCGGCCATGCTGGGGCAAACGCCAGGGCAAAGCCAGGCTGCCTGATCCGGCCAGTTGCCTACGCCCACCGCTCGCGTCAGGGAAATTGAGGTTTGTGGGAAAAAATACGTGCAAGGCAGATTTGACGGCGGTTAACGCACGCGCCAGCCGGGCGAGCCTGGGAAAAAAACTTGACAAAAAATTGAGTTGGCTAAATCTTGATGTTATGAAGAAGGCGATAATCGTTGTGCTCGCCCTCCTGGCCTTCGCCGCCCCGGCCCTGGCCGGTGACGCCACCATCACCGACCGCTATGGCACCGTGACCGGCTACGTCAAACCGGACGGCGCTATCACGGACCGTTACGGTACTGTTACCGGCTACGCCAAGCCGGATGGCTCCGTGACCGACCGCTACGGCACAGTACAGGGCTATGCCAAGCCCGACGGCAGTGCGGTTGACCGTTACGGCGCTACCCAGGGCTACGCCAAGCCGGACGGCACAATACACGACCGATATGGTAGGGAATCCGGAACCATCTCGCCGTAATCCCGGAGTGTGAGAAGGAGAAACGTCCCTACACCCTGCCGAATCCCTAAATCTCCCTGAGCTGAAGCCTCACCAATCCCACCACCATCCCCAGTATCTCCGCCTGCACGGTGCCCAGGCGTTCCCTCGGCACACGCACGGAGGGGAAGTTCCGGATGCTCGGGGAGAAGATCACGTCGCCCGCTCCGACCATGAGCCGATAGACGTTCATTGTATCCTCGATACGCGCCACTACCAGCTCAAAAGGCTCCGGGTGAGTGCGGTTCTGGTCGAAGATCACCATGTCGCCATTCTCCACGTAGGGGGTCATGTGATTCCCACGGTACTCAAGCATGAGAAGCCGCTCCGGTATCTCCCCCAGCTCGCGCGCTCTCTCGGCCGTGATCCATATCTGGTTCCTGTTGGCAGGAAGCGGTTTGAATCCTCCTTTGGTGTTGAATTCGCTGGAGATGAGCGGAATCTGAATCAAAGGCGCCCTTCCTCCGTGCGCGAGGGTTCCCGTGCAGGCTGATTTGGTCGGTTCCCCCTCACCCGTGCGCAACCATTCCAGATCAAGCCCGTGCTTTTCGGTGAGTGTGGCATACCAGTTCTCGGGCACGTAATCCGCTTTCAGATATTGGGATATCGCGGATGCATCGATTCCCAAAGCCGACGCGAGAACCTTTTTCTTGCGGGTTCCAAGCGCGTGCATCATACGCCCGATGATTTTTTCGCCTTCCGTTTCTGTCATGCAACCTCTCGGAATACCTTGGGAAATTTTTGCAACTCAAGAAATTGAAAATATTCTTGACAATTTCTTGAGTTGGCTTAATTTTCACTCAAGAAATTGATCAAGGCAAGGCGAGCAATGGATAAAACAGTTCTGACAATAGAATTTCCCCTCGTATTCAGTCAAGAGGAGTTGGCCCATCTGATGGGACTGCTCAAGGTTAATCTCCGCAAGAACGTCGCCCACGCCTGTCTGCAGATCAAGGGCGTCCCCCGGCAGGCCCTTGCGGCCCGGCTCGGGCTGCATCCTTCCAACGTCACCCAGTATTTCAAGGCCTCCGACCTCGCCAAGGAGGTGCGCGACCGGCTCATCGCCGAGGGGTTGCCGGAGTTCGTGCTGCCGCCGGAGCGCGCCTCCCGGGTAGAGGCTGCCTGATTCCCGTTTTCAAGTGACTTGAGTGGACCCTCTGAACCCGTAGTGGCCCATCGGCCTGCACCATCAATGTGAGGTTTCGAATGAAGATCACCTTGGATCAATACCAGAAGATGTTGGTGGAGTTGGAATTATCTGATGTCCTGGAGATGATGGTTCGTTCCAGCGGCCGGGACTGGGCGGAAGTGGGGCGCGACGTGGGCTGGACGGAGGCGGTCGTCAACCGCATCCGCGATCGCAATGATCCGGACTACATGCCGTCCTCTTCCAGGCTGGAGGAATTCTGCGTGCGGACCAACTCGGTACTGCTCGCCGATTGGCTCAAGGCCCGGTCCATCTACCGTCTGAACGAGATCGGCCTTCCCAGACCCGAGAAAGGAGCGCTGACCTGTCAGTCCATCATGTTCCTTGTTGCGCCGGTGATGACCCACGCCGGGGATCTGGCCGGCGAGGTCGGCCGCACGGTGGAGGAGGGGGCCATCGAGCCCAAGAAGAAGCGCCGCCTCACTCGCCAGGTGCTGGGGGTCATCGATTCCGGTCTCAAGCTTCTCCAACGGCTGAGCGAGAACGGCCGCAACGGCATCGAGCACGTGCGCGAGGGCATGGAGCGCCGCCGGGCCGCCAAAGAAGAGCGCCGTAGCCGCAAGGGAGGGAAGTAGCCATGCGCCGCGTAGCCCTGCTTGGAGTCTGCCGCCATTGCCAGGCCATGTTCGGTCTTTTGCCCGGCGAGAAGCTCGGGCGCATCGCCTGCCCCGAATGCGGCAAGCCATTCGGACGTATCTGGGGAGGCCGGGCCTTCCTCAAGAGCCTGGGCGTGGGACTTCGCGCCACGGAAAAGCCAGAGTCGGAATTACCCCAGTATGATCATCCTATCACGTTTCCGGCAACGGCCAATTCGGGTTTTCCCGCGAACCAGTAGGGAAAATCCCCCATATCCCGCACCCGACAAGGAGGAACGCCACCATGCCCACCGACGACCTGACCCTGATCCGGGAGGCCCACGGCCTGCCTCCGGACGCCACCGTGGCCGACATCTGCGAGAACGCCCGGACGCTCAGGCAGTGCGCAGTTTCGGCGGAATACATGCTGAAGATTCTGAGGTGGACGCTCTCCGCACCGAAGTGCCTGGAGGAAAGCCCGATGGCGCCAGCCATCCTCGATCTCTTGCGGACCATTCCTCGGTCTCAGCCCACAAGCAGCTCCCAAGCCTGTGGGGAGAATGCCGGAACTTTCTGGAAGAGGCTCAGGACCATCCGATTGCACACCTCCCACAATCCCAAGAAGAGGGAGGACGTTCCATGCGCGTCGTAATCGCCGCCAAAACACTGGCCGCCGCGCTGCGACGGCTTGCCCCCCTCGACGTGCGCCACAAGCTCCCCCATTTCATGAACGTGGCCTGGTTCGTGATCCGTAACGGTGCCCTCTCCGTGCAGGTCGTCTCGCACAGCGGCATGGAGGGCGAAATCGCCATTTCGGCGAAGATCGTCGGAGAGGATTGCGTCCTGGGATTTCCCCTGCGCCACATGGCGCGCCTGGCGGCCACGCTCTCCGGGGATGTGATCATCGATCATGATGGTCCGGACGAGGATGCGGTGGTCAAGGCCGAGGACTTCGAGTGTCGCATCGAGCTCAAGTCGTCCGAATGGTTCAATCCCCATGCGGTCGACAGGGAGGACACGTCTAGGCTGGCTGTGTCCGTCATCCGGGAATGGTTGGAGCGCGTCGGCTACTGCATTTCCAAGGAGCGCGACACGGAATCCATGTCCTGCCTCTACCTGGCGTCGGCCGGGGAAGGAATGGTCCATGCCTGCGGTCTGGACGGCCACCAGTTTTCCAAGCTCGAATCGCGCAATCCTGAGTTAGCCTCGACCCTTCATTTTTCCGGACCGGTTCTCATCGGGGTCGAATTCCTGAAGGCCATCAAGTCCTGGCTGGCCGTCCATTCCGGGAACGACGTCGTGTCCGTGGCCATCTCCCAAAAGACAGTGCGCATCCGTTCCACGGGAGAAACCTTGGTCGTTCCTCGCAGCCATTACGTCTTCCCGGACTACATGAGCTTCTCCTCGAAGGCCGCATCCGGAACGCGCACCATCAAGGTCTACAGGTCGGCCATCCGGGAGGGCCTGCGCCGGCTGGCCCTGTTTGCCGGCGACAATAACCGGGGCGTCTACCTGGGAATGGAGAATGGGGAGCTGTCCTTGAGCGTGCGTTCTGAGGGCAAGCGCGTGGCCAGCGTTTCCACCCTGGCCCTGGCCACCGGAGATCCCAAGCCCACCTCCGTGCCGCTGGAGGATCTGCTGGAGATGCTCGGACATTTCACGGGCCAGAACGTCGTCCTCACCATGGGCGATACACCGGGACACCCCGTGCAGATCACCGGCGGCGACGGCGACAAGGGCTACTCCACCATCATCATGCCCCTGATGATCGTGGAGGAAGACTACTACGGCAGGGAGGAAGCGGCATGAACATCGACGCCCTCGTGAACCGGGCATCTTGGATCGCCCTGGCCCTTTTTCTGGCCTTCTTCATCGCCAGTCCGCTGGAATGGCTGCTGGACGATCCGGGTCCGACCTGGCTCAAGCGCGCCCAGAACCCCAACCTCGGCCGCCCGGAGGTGGAGAGGCTCCTACGCAGGGAATGCCAGAAGTTCCCGGTGGTGGCCGAGATTACGGAGGGACGGTCATGAACATGTTCAAGCCCGTAACCGTCCGGGAACTCGTCGACACCGCCCTGACGGCCCTGTCCTCGGCCGCCCTGCAGGCGACCGACGCGGACAGCGTCCGGGACATCCGCCACGTGCGCAGCGCCGTCTCCTACTACCGGATGCAGATGTGCGCGGACGATCCCTGCGCCGTGGCCGCGCTTCCGTCCGGATCGTTCATCGCCCTGTCCAGGAGCGCGTCCGGGGCTCTGCTTCGCCTGGCCGTGTCCGCGCAAAACAACCCGGTGCAACTGGCCGTGCTGCGCGAATGCCGCCGACGGCTGGAGGCGATGCTCGCGCGTCGGGCGGCCCAGTCTGCCGCCTGGGAGGAGCGGGGCGGCCTGAACCGATCTATGCCCGTTGGTGACCGGAATGACGCGCCGGCGATAATCCATTTCACGGAAGAGGAGGGCCGTCATGTCCGCCGTGGCTTGTCCTGCGCTTAAGTTCGAAAATCCATCCGACGGGGAAGCCGGTTACCAGGTCCTCATCAAACCCGGCATGACCCGGGCCGAAGCTTCCTGCGCCGTCATAGACGCCGTGATCGCCCGCGTGGGCCGCGAGGACGACGAGCGCCTGCGCGCCGAACTGCGCGCCGCCTATCCCTTCGGCGAGCGCAAATTCCGTCCCTGGCGCGTCTGGCGTCAACAAATCCGCCGCATCCTCGGGCCTGCGCCCAAGCGTGAGTCCGATCTGTTGGGGGAATTTCTGGACGAATGCTGCATCGTCCAGGCTACGAACGGCGAGCTTTTCACCTATCTGTTCTTCGCGTTCCAGGCCTGGTGCTTGGAGCGCGAGAAGTTTCCCCCGCAGCGATCCTGGAGCATGCGCAAGTTCTCTATCGCTCTCCATATGCGACCGAATCTGCAAAGGGGTTTCATAAGAAGCGCGGTGGTGTGGTCCGGCGTATCTCTGCGCCCTGAATGGTGGACGAAGGCGGAGATTGAAGCCGACAAGCGCGCCCCGAAGGATGGAGGTGCGTCATGAAATGGTGGGACGTCTCCTGGAATCCGGTCGTCGGCTGCACTCCAGCCTCTCCGGGGTGCGACAACTGCTACGCCAAGCGGCTGCATGACCAGCGTCACAGGGCGTGTGCAGATGGAAAACGCATTCCCCTTTGCTACGATGAACCATTCGAGCACGTGCGCCTCTTCGATACTCGCCTTGATGCTCCTCTGCGTTGGCGCAAGCCCCGGCGCATCTTCGTGGGCTCCATGACGGACCTGTTTCATCCGGATGTGCCGTTTAGATTCCTGGACCGTGTGTTCGCTACCATGGCCCTGGCCAGCCAGCACACGTTCATATTGCTGACCAAGCGGCCTGGGCTCATGCGGGCATACATCAAGGGCGTCCAGGGAGTGTCTATCGATTCCGAGAGAGATTTCGCCCTGTTCGATGCTTGGCGGGCCGTCCATGGCGAGCACTACGGTCAACAACCCTGGCCCCTCCCCAACGTCTGGCTTGGCGTCACCGCTGAGACCCAGCCCATGGCCGACGAGCGCATCCCCATTTTGCTCGATACTCCGGCGGCCAAGCGGTTCGTCTCCATTGAGCCCCAGTTGGGTCCGGTTGATGTCTACGGCGGCGATCCTGATCCGCGTCTCGGTGGGATTGAGGCTGGTCCAGGCCTTTCCCTCGTGCAGTATTGGACCAGGGATGGGCGCGGACCCTATCCAGGCCTCGATTGGGTCATCTGCGGCGGCGAGACCAGTCCCCATGCGCGCCCCATGCATCCGGAATGGGCGCGCTCGCTGCGGGATCAGTGCTCGGCGGCTGGGGTTCCGTTTTTCTTCAAGCAGTGGGGCGAATGGGGCCATTGTGGCAACAAACCCTCAGGAACCCCAGGGAAGTATGCTTTCGGAGGATCGGACCATGCTCCAAATCTGCTGGTCCAAGTCGATCAGTTTCCACGTCAAATAGACCTATTTGGAGCCAAGGTGTTGCTTGAGCGCATCGGATCCCGCCGCGCCGGCCGTCTCCTCGACGGCCGTGAACACAACGATATTCCGGAGGTGCGTCATGCCTGACATGACCAAATACCGCCCCATGCTGGAACGCATCATCGCCAGGTATGGGAAGCAGGATCAAATGGCGAAGTGTCATGAGGAGTGCCACGAGCTTGCCAATGCCCTAGAGGGCTATCCCCGGGTCGAAACGGAAGGTGACGTCATTTTCGAGATCGCTGATGTGCTCATCATGGCCACCCAGATGGCCTACATCTTCGGTGAGTCCGAGGTGAAACTGGCAATCGACTACAAGCTTGAGCGCCAGGCCAAGCGCATGGGCATCGAGTATACCCCGGTGCATGGCGAATCTTTGCTCGCGCATCCCGAGGATGGTGATCATCCCTGGCGGAAAGAAGGGGTGTGATGATGACCACCGACTGCATCGACCTAAGCGCCAGGGTATGCCTGTTGCGATATCTCTACGCCATGCGCCACGGCCGGACGGACAAGCCCTGTTACCGTTGCGAGCCTGCAGCCAAGGTCGTGGCCGTCATGCGCGGGGAAGAAGCTGCCCCGGCAGCGTCCATCCCGGCCGCGCCTTCCGCACGAGGTAGCCTGCTCCGGCCCGCATCTGTTCCTCCTGTCGCCACCCAGAAGGTTCCTAAGCCGTCCGCAGCGTCGTGTCAGGATCGGTTCCGGGACGTTTCCCCGTATGGTCTCGACCTGGTGGCCTTGCGTGAGGTCCTGCGCGACTTGCTTAAACGGCAGGGCAAAACCGGCCAGAAGAGCGTCTTCCTGGAGCGCCTCCAGTCCCTCTGCAACGCCGCGGCCCGGAAAGGGGCCAAGCTGCGGGGAAAGCGTGACTTCCGCGAGGCCCTGCAGGCCGTCCCGAACCTCTCCCTGCAGGGCGCATACCTGTTGCTTGACAACGGAGCGTGGGCGTTCTGCGCGGAGGAAGGGGAAGCGTCGTGACCTCCTCAACTCAGATCGAAATCCGCCACTTCCACCTGTTCTGCGGCCTGGGCGGTGGTGCGAAGGGCTTCAACAAGGGTGAAGCCCGGGTTGGTTCCCTTCATGCCAAGTTCCGCTGCCTGGGCGGTATCGATTGCTCTCCGGCCGCCATCCGCGATTTCGAGCGCCTGTCCGGCGTGCCGGGCACGGTCCTGGATCTGTTCAGCCGGGAGCAGTACGTCGCCTTCCACGGCCAGGAGCCCCCGGCCGGGTGGCGAGAGGCCACTCCTGACGACATTCGCCGGGCCGCAGGCTACGAAACCCCGCATATCGGCTTCCTCTCCGCGCCGTGCAAGGGGTTCTCTGGGCTGCTCTCGGAATCCAAGAGCGGCACCGAGCGCTACCAAGCCCTGAACGCCCTCACGCTGCGCGGCATCTGGTTGACGCTGGAGGCCTTCCAGGACGATCCGCTGGCCCTGCTGGTCTTCGAGAATGTGCCCAGGATCGCCACGCGCGGCCGCCATCTCCTGGACCAGATCGGGGCGTTGCTGCGCTCCTACGGCTACGCAGTGGCCGAAACCACCCACGATTGCGGCGAGCTGGGCGGCCTGGCCCAGTCCCGCAAGCGCTTCCTGCTGGTGGCCAGGCACACGGGAAAGATCCCGACGTTCCTGTACGAGCCGGTCAAGCGCCCGTTGCGCGCCGTGGGCGACGTGCTCTCGCGCCTGCCCATGCCCGGCACCGGTCTGGGCGGTCCCATGCACCGCATGCCGGCGTTGCAGTGGAAAACCTGGGTGCGCCTGGCCTTCGTCAAGGCCGGTTCCGACTGGCGATCGCTCTCAAGCCTGCGCGTGGAAGACGGCATCCTGGCCGATTACGGCATCGTACCTGTCAGGGAGTGGCGGGAAAATACTCTTGGGGTGTTGCCCTGGGACGGCCCGGCCGGGACCATCACTGGAAACCCTGGCCCGACCAATGGCCGCTTCTCGGTGGCCGACCCCCGCGCCCTCGAGGCAATGCGCGGCGACTGCCTGGGCGTGATGGATTGGCACGAGCACTCCGGTACCGTGACCAGCCGGGGCTACCCCATGAACGGCAAGTTCAGCGTGGCCGATCCTCGATTCGAGGGCCACGAGTACGGCCAATACGGCGTGCGTGTATGGGATGAGCCTTGCGGCGCTGTAAGCGGCCAGTCCGCGCCCGGAGGCGGACGATTTTCCATTGCCGATCCCAGAATGCCCGAGAGCAAAAACAGGCATTTCAACCTGTACCGCATCACGGACTGGAATGAATCCGCCGGCTGCATCACCGGAGCGTCCCACGCCGCCAACGGCAGGCTTTCCGTAGCTGATCCCCGGCCGAGCGGTCCCATTCACGGAAAATACGGTGTGGTGCCGTTCGACCGCGCCTCCGGAACAGTCATCGGGGGCAGCACAACAGGGCAGGGGGCTTACGCCGTGGCGGACCCGCGCGTGTGGCCAGACGGCCGCGAGCACTACCAGGGCGCGGGCCACTACGGAGTCACACCCTGGGACGGACCCTCCGGCGCGGTGGTGGGGCACGCCAAGCAGGATCGCGGCCCATGGTCGGTGGCCGATCCGCGAACTTGCGAAATTTCGCAAACTGACCTGAATGCTTACCTGCCTACGCATGATCAGAAGTTGGTGGCCATCATCCGCGCCCTGGACGGCACATGGCACCGTCCATTCACCACTCTGGAGCTGGCCGCCCTGCAGGGCCTGGTCGACCCCGAAGAGCAGCTCGAACTTGACGGTCTGTCCGATTCCGCGTGGCGCGAACGCATCGGCAACGCCGTGCCGCCTCCTGCCGCCCAGGCCATCGCGGGCGTCATGGGCACCACGTTGCTCTTGGCCATGTCCGGCGAGACGTTCAGCATGAGCGCCATGCCCGTGTGGGTGCAACCGGTAGTGTCCGGAATGATGGCGGCGCAAGAGGAGGTGGCATAAATGCAACCCGCCATTCTTGACGCCCACGGCCACACCCCGGCCCCCTTGACCGTCCATGAACGCGAATGGGCCTCCGCTGTGGACTCGGGCAAGGTCATGGCCGCCTTCACCGAGTTAAAGCGCCGCCAGGCACTTTCGCTCTCCGAAAAGATCGACATGTCTTTGGCCAGAATCAAGGATTGGTATGAGGCCTGGGACGGGCAGGTATCCGTGTCCTTCTCAGGCGGCAAGGATTCTTCGGTACTTCGCTGGCTGGTTCGCCTGCTCTATCCGGACGTGCCTATGGTGCACTGCAACACCGGTCTCGAATACCCCGAGGTGGAGCGCATGGTGAAGTCCACCCCGAACCACATAATCTTGCGCCCGGCGATGCCCTTTTGGCGTGTCATTCAGGTCCACGGATGGCCCATAGCCTCCAAGAAGATCGCGCGCGGGGTCAACATCCTGCGCCACCCCACCCCGAACAACGCCAATATACGCCGCCTCTACGACGAGGGAATCAACCGCTTCGGACGCCTTGTGCACGGCTACAAGATCGCCAAGCAATGGCGTTTCCTGATTGATGCCCCGTTTCCGGTCTCGGACGCCTGCTGTGGGGTAATGAAGAAAACCCCGGCCGCTAAGTATGAGAAAGCCACCGGCCGCAAGCCTTTCGTTGGCACCCTGGCCAGCGACAGCAAGCAGCGCCAAAAGCAGTACATCAAGACCGGCTGCAACGCCTACGACCAGGAGCATCCCAAGTCGCAGCCGCTATCGTTCTGGACCGAGCAAGACGTGCTGGCCTGCATTCGCGAACACAACATCCCCATTCCCTCCGTGTACGGGCGCATTGAAGACCGGGAGGACGGGCAACTGATCACCACGGGAGTGCGCCGCACTGGCTGCGTGTTCTGCTGCTTCGGGCTGCATATGGATCACTTGGACGGCCCAGACAATCGTTTCCAGATGCTTTCGCGCACCCACCCGCGCCTCTACAGCTACTGCATGGATCGCTTGGGGCTGCGCGGCGTATTGCAGCACTGCAAGGATAAGGCGCCAGCGAATTTGGCCAAGCGCTTTGTGTGGGAACCGGAACAGCGATTCGAGCAGTGCAGCATCGCGGAGGAAGTATGATCCGCCGCACCCTCGAAACCCTGGCCACCGTCCTGGTGCTCCTCGCCGTCTGGCTCATCGGCTCGCTCGACATCCAAGGCCAGTACCTCATGCTCGCCGCGCAGGCGCTCTGGTTCGCCTGGTCCGTCCTGACTAGGCATTGGCCGTTGGCGGTCCAGAGCGTCGTCCTGGAAGTCCTCACCATCAACGCCATTATCACCTGGAGTCACGCCTTATGAACGGCAATTCCATTCAGCGCATCATCATCGATCCTGCCGCCAACGGCGTTATCCTGAAAGCGGGTGAGAACACGAAGGTTTTCATCCTGGAACCTGGCACCCGGAGCAGGGCAGTCCATGATCTCCTCAAAGAAGTGGCCAACGCAATGGGCGATGGACTGGAGGTGAATGTTCAAGTGTCGGACCCAGGCGGCCGTGAGGCAGCCATATCCTCCAGGTCGCCGCGCACGAAGCTCAAGGAAAACGACGTATCCGATGAATACAGCGTTCCAGTGAAGACGCTTCAGGGTTGGCGTCGGCTGGGCACCGGTCCGGCGTACGAGAAGATCGGGTCGAGCATCTATTACGACAGGACAGTTCTTGACGAGTTCTTCCGCAAACACCGCATCATGACCACCGGGGAGGCCTAGCCGCGATGTCAGTTTCCCTTCAAAACGGCGTCGATGATGCGCAGTTTGTCCCGCTGATGGCCAGGGATCAGGTGGGCATAGCGCAAGGTCATCTCGATCCGCTCATGGCGCATCAGCTCCATCAACTCCTGCAGCGTCACCTGGCCGCTCTGAGCCAGCCAAGACGCGAACGTGTGCCGAAGCGTATGGAAGCGTACCTTGCGTCGCGAGTCGGTGATGCCGGCATTCAGGCCGAGATCGGAGGCGACGCGGTCGAAGGTCTCGCTGATGCCCCAGCGCAACTTGCCCGCTTTTTTCGCCTTGGTGCCGGGGCGCGACTGGAAAACGTGCTCGTCCGGATTGCGGTCGTAGGCCAGGAGCATCTTGATGACGTCCGGAGAGGCGTGCACATGCTGCGCGGCTCCGCCCTTGGCCTTGAAGTGGATGAGGCCTACGGCCTGGTCGATGCCCTGTCCCTGGATGTCGAATATCTCAGTGGCGCGCAATCCGGTCTTGAGGGAAAGCAGCGCCATGTCGTGCAGCTGGGGCGAACGGCGCTTGAGTTCGTCCAGCAACATGGTGGCCTCTTCGCGGGACAGGAACCGCACCGCGGAGTTTTCCGCGCGGGGAAGCTGGAACGATCCGCCGCGCCTGACCGCGAAGGGGTTGGGCATCTGGAGCTTCAAGGCGTCGATGGAGTAGTTGACCGCCCGTCGCAGGAAGCCGAAGCAGTGCCGGATGGACTGGTCTCCCAGCGTCTTGGCCAGGCGCTTCTTGATGTCGGTGAGCATCTGCGGGGTCACGGCCACGACCGGGATGGCATGGAGGTCGGCGCGCAGGTGCAGGTCATAGCGGTTCAGGTCCGGCCCGGTGCGCTTTTTCTCGCCCTCTGCCCAGCGCAGGTAGGCGTCTACGCATTCCCCCACGGTGATGGTGCGCATGAGGGTGGGGTTCTTGCCGGCGGCCACTTCGTTGAGCAGTTTGATGCGCTCCTTGCTGGCGTAGGCTGCGCGCACGCCCGCAGAGTGCTTGCCCACCGTATGCCAGCAGAGCTTACCGGCGGCGTCGCGGTAGCAGACCGTGTAGGTGCGGTCGACCGGAGCGCCGGGCTTCTTGACGGCCGATTCCCGGTAGAAGACGCCCTCGTACTTGGTCTTGAAGTGCTTCCGCTCTCCCATGTCCCAGTAGTACCGCAC